ATCTTATCTTATGTATGTACAAGATACGGAATGGATGAGCATATAGAAAAGTATAATATACAATCCACTAAAGCTAAGATACTAATTAATGATGGGAAAGCTAAAATAGAAATAAGAAAATTAAAGAAATGAGTGAAAATATTAAAATAACATTAAACAGTCCTTATAAATATATAAGCTTTTGGAATGGTGTGTTTAACTTAACTAAGACTGAACTTCAAATACTAGCCCTTTTAATAACTATAGAAGATCAAAAAGAAACTGGAAATTTGTGCAGTATTGAAAATAAAAAAGATGTAGCAATAGCTTTAGGTATTAAAGATTACAATACTTTAAATAATTATATTAAAAGATTAAAAGATAAAGAAGCTATACATACTACAGACTCTATATATAAATTAAATAAATTATTAAAAGCAGACGATGGAGGAGAGATTACGGTTACAGTATTCAGACGATACTGACTATATAATACAAATGTGGACTAGATTGCCATACATTATAGTTGTAGTATACAATAGAAATGGAAAATTAATAGACTTAATAACAGAGAGAGATGAAGATATTTGAATTGATAAGTAACTTCTCGTCTGAGGCTTACAAATATATTAAAGAAGGAAGACCTAACGTAACTGAAGACGAGTATAAAGAAAGAATAGAAACATGTTCAACGTGTGAACATTTAAACCAACAAAAAGCCACATGTAAAATGTGTGGGTGTTATATGCCTATGAAAGCCACATGGGCAACATCAAATTGTCCAAAATCTAAATGGAAAGAAATAGAGAAGAAATAATTTACCACTTAGCAAATAAATACGGCCTAACAATAAAACAAGTAGAAGACATAGTAAATTCTCAATTTAAATTTACGGCTAAGATTATAAAGAGAGGAAATTTTGATACTATACGTTTGCCTTATTTAGGGAAGTTTACAGTAGATAAAAACAGAGTAAAACATATAAACAATTTAAAAAATGAAAAAAATATTAAAGATATTTAAGTTATTACATTACTTAAACATACACAATAAAGATTGCAGAAGACGCATCTATACAGAAGAAAATACGTATATTTGTTTAATAACTGGTAACACGCATAAAAAATTTACGCTATGAGTTTAAGACTACAATTAAAAGCTTTAAAGAGATCCCTTAGAGGTAGAAGATGGACTATTAGAAAAGTTAATAACATATTAACTGAGGTTAAAATGATATTTAATCCAGATGAATATAGTAAATATAAGAACGCTAAAAAAATGTATACAGATAAACAATTATTAAAAATTTTAGAAAATGCAAGACCTGATAATAATAAATAATAATTTAGCATCTGCATCTCCTTATGCCTTAATAATAAAAGAATTTAAGAAGATACATAAGAGAGATAGAAGCTCAGGTAAAGAAACGGCATTAAAAGAGTTTGCATATATTTATTTTATGTGTAACCATAATTCACCATATGCAGTTTATGACGGAGAGCAAAGAGAATTAAAGATAATAGATAGTATATTTGGAGAAGGTAAATGGAAGGCTGATAAAGTAGTGAAAGCTGCCTGTGATAGATATACAAATTTAATGGATACTCATGCGGTGTTATTATTAAAAGCTGCTAGAAGTTCTATTAAGAAACTAGAAGCTTATTTCCAAGATATAGATTTAACAATATTAGATGATAATGGTAAACCTATATATTCAGCGAAAGACCTAGTTGTTAATTTAACTAAAGTGGGGGATGTAGTTCAAGGTTTATCTAAATTAGAAGATATAGTTAAAAGAGAAGAACAAGAAAAAGCAAGCACACGAGGAGGTGTAGAATTAAATAAATATAATGAGTAATGGCACAATTTGAAAATGACCTTGAACTCTTTAATCAAGCTATGAATAACGCATATTTATTAGTAACAAATAGAACGTCTTTTGATAACCTAATGGACGCACTAGATAGAGGGGTAGGCGATGTTGCACTCCCTTTTAATCCAAATGCAGACGATGGTAAGTCTGATATGATAATAGATATGTTATTAGAGTATTTTGTTTCAACAGAAGAATATGAAAAATGCAGCGAGTTAATGAAAATCAAGAATAGCATTGGAAAAGAAATTTAAAGATACTTTTAAGTTTAGTGAAGCAGCAAACTACTTTAAAGAACATAAAGTATATACCACAGCTTTGCCTGGAACTAAAGATTATTTTGAATTTTGGGATAGAGAAAGAGAGAGATGTTTATATGGGCATACAGTTGACGGCACTCATCTTACTGGCTTTCATTATTTTTATTTAAATTATTGTCCTATTGATAGAGCTGTAGATGTATTACTACCAGATGGAACTATGCAAGCAAAACGTGATAGAACCTTTCCATCTTTTTACGACGGAGATTATAAATACTTTCATGAGATAGATAAGGCTAGAAAAAGCGACAGACATATGATTGTTTTGAAGGCAAGGCGTAAAGGGTATTCTTATAAAGCAGGATCTATGCTTGCACGTAATTATTTCCATGTAAGAAATTCTAAAAACTTTGTATTTGCAGGGCAGAAAGAATATTTAATTGGTGATGGTCTTTTGTCTAAAGCGTGGGAGTTTTTATCTTTTATAGACGACAATACAGCTTGGGCTCAACCAAGGTTAAGAGATAGAGAGATGAGTAAAATGTCTGGATATAAAAAGAAAGTTAATGGAGTTGAGGTAGAGTTAGGTATGAAATCTCAAATAATGGGAGTGTCGTTAAAAGATGCCCCAGATAAAGTAAGGGGTAAAGCGGGAGAGTTAGTGTTTTTTGAAGAGGCAGGATCGTTTCCAGGACTATTAAAAGCGTGGGAAGTAACTATGCCAACAATGAGACAGGGAAATAAAACATTGGGTACTATGGTAGCTTTTGGTACGGGAGGTACTGAGGGGAATGACTTTGAGGCTATGGAAGAAATATTTTATAATCCTGCAGCATACGATTGCATGGACTATGAAAATAAATGGGATGAAGGAGCTATGGGAACTAGGTGTGGATATTTTATACCAATATATGAAAATTTAGATGGCTTCATGGATGAGGATGGAAACTCTTTAGAAGCAGAATCTAGAGTCTTTCAAGAAACAGAAAGAAAAAAGAAAAAGGGGAGTTCTGATCCAAAAGCATTAGACCAATATATAGCTGAGCATCCTTATTCACCTAATGAAGCTACATTACAAGTAAGTGCAAATTTATTTGATATAGCTAGTTTAAAAGAGCAATATAATAAAATTCAAGTACACAATTTAGATTCTTTAGGAACAGCAGGAGAATTATATTATGGAGCAAGTTCAGAAATAAAATTTAAACCTAATCCTAACTTAAAACCAGTTCATAAATTTCCACATAAAAAAGATGACGACAATTCAGGATGTGTTGTAATTTGGGAATCACCATATAGAAATGCAAAAAAGCAAGTACCTGTTAATTTATATGTAGCATGTCATGATCCATATGGTCAAAGTGAGTCAGCAGATTCTAAATCTTTAGGTAGTGTATTTATTATAAAACGCCCAAACAATGTATCTACTCCTGATGATATGATAGTAGCTTCTTACGTAGGAAGACCATCTACGTCAGATGAGTTTAATAGGAATATGTTTATGCTAGCAGATTACTATGGGTGTAAGATAGGATTTGAGAATGATCGAGGAGAAGTAATTGCTTACGCAAAAAGACATAGAAAGTTACACAGACTACAAGAAGAGTTTGAAATGTTAGATAAAAGAGAATTGCAATCTAGAAAAGTACGACGACAATATGGAATGCATATGACAGAAGCACGGAAGCGGCAGGGAGAGATTTATATAAGAGATTGGTTAATTACACCTAGAAGTAAAGATGTTGACGGTAACACGTATTTAAATCTACACACTATAAATGATCCAGCGCTTATAACAGAGTTAATAAAATTTAACCATAAAGGCAACTTTGATAGAGTCATGTCGTTGATGATAGGAATGTATCATACGCGAGAACTTTATAATGCAGAGGTAAAAGAAGTTTTAGAAGATAATTCTGCTAATGCCTGGTTTGATCAAAATCACTATTAAATGAATAAATGTAAAAATAAAGAACCTTATAGCCCTCTACCAGAATACTTAGCGATAGGTCCATCAGAAATTCACGGAGCGGGGATTCTAGCTAAAGAAGATATTCCGGGAGAGGTAGTTATAGGTATTAGTCATGTATATGATCCAAATTTTCAACATGATTATATTAGAACTCCATTAGGAGGATTTATTAATCATTCTGAAACTGCAAATTGTGAGTTAATTGAAGATGAAGATACTGATTATAAAAAATTAAAAACAATAAAAAAAATACAACAAGGAGAAGAGTTAACTTTAAAATACTCTTTATACGACATATGTGATTATTTATAAGTGTTATATTAATAATGTACACGCCAAAAATTTAAAAGCACTATGAGGTGTCAAGATAAAGTGTTATATTTGTAAGTTAATTGAAACCAGTCAGAGCGGATGAATCAAGAAATACCAAAACAAAAATTAAAAAGCGCACAGAAAACTAAGAAGTGGGCTAAGAAATGTGTGGAAGCTTTTATAGGCCTTACAGATGGTACTACATATAGTGTCAGTAATAGAAGGGGAGATTTAAAAAGATTATTTGATTTCTACAATGGAGAAATAGATGAGCATGATTACAACTATGTTCTTAAACCTTATGGTAAATCAAGAAAAAACTTTCCTTCAAGGCTTAGAAACTATCCAATAATAAAACCAGTTATTGATTTGTTATTAGGAGAAAAATCTAAAAGACCTTTTAATTTCTCTGTTATAGTAACTAACTCTGACGCTGTGGATCAAAGGGAAGAAGAAAAGAAACAAAAAATTATGAACGCTTTGCATAAACAGTTCATATCTAAAATGCAAGCTGTAGGGCAGATGGAAGGAATGCCTATTGAAGATCCAGAACAAATACCATTACCAGAAAATATAGTAAAAGAATTTGATAATTCATATGTAGATATAAGAGCCACTAAAGGTCAACAATCTTTAAATTTTCTTGTGCAGGCAGAAGAAGTTCAAGATAAGTTTAGAAAAGGTTGGTTTAATTTCTTAGTAGCAGGTGAAGTGTATACGCACAGAGGAGTTAGAGGAGACGAAGTGTTTTATGAAATTTTAAATCCATTAGATGTAGATTATGATCTTGATCCAGATTTAGAATTTGTAGAAGATGGAGACTGGGCTTCTGTTAGAAAGTTTGCACACGCGTCAACTATTGTTGATTTCTACCATGATGAATTAACAAGCGCAGAAACATCTCAATTAGAAGATTCAACTATATATGACACAGAAAGTTCTATTTGGAGTAATAGACAACAACGTGACGGAAGAAATGAATCTAGACTAATAGAAGTTATAACTGTATATTGGAAGTCAAGAAAAAGATTAGGGTTCTTAACTTATATGGACCCAATGACAGGACAAGAAGAAGAACAAATAGTACCAGATGGATTTGAAATGCCAGAAGGATTAGAAGAAGAAGCGCAAGCAACTTTAAGATGGGAGTGGACAAATGAAGTTTGGGAAGGAACAAAAATTGGTAAGGATATATACGTAGGTTTAAAACCCGTATTAAACCAGAGAACGTCCATGGATAATCCCTCTAAATGTAAATTACCTATTAACGGTAGGAGGTACTCTGACTATAATTCTAAAAACATATCCTTAGTGTCTCTGGGAATCCCTTACCAATTAAATTATAATATCTTTAAATATAGATTAGAAGTAGCTATTTCTAAATCAAAAGACATTATAGCGCAGTTTGATATTAATATGATCCCTAAAAAATGGGACATGGATAAGTTTATGTATTATGTAGATGCTACAGGTATTGCCTGGGTAGATTATAATAAAGAAGGCATACAGCTATCACCTCAACATCAATCTGTATTAGATCTATCTATTAAAACTATAGAACAATATATTGTATTACTAGAATCTATAGTATTAGAGTGGGAAAGAGTTTCTGGAGTTAATAGGCAAAGACAAGGTCAAGTAGGAAGTTATGAAGGTAAAGCAACCTCACAACAAGCAATTATGCAATCCTCTCACATAACAGAAGATTTATTTAAAAAATATTCTTCTTTAGAAAAAAGAGATTTACAAGCTATATTAGACTATTCTAAAGAAGCTTGGATTAACGGGAAGAAGACTATGTATGTTATGCCTGATGGAACAGCAGAGTTTTTATCTGTAGATGCTTTATCACACATGGAGTCAGAATATGGAGTATTTGTAAGTGACGGAGGTGCTGATTTAGAAAAGAAATTGAAAGTAGAATCATTAGCTCAGTCTATGATTCAAAACGGAGTTCCTGCCTCTATAGTTGCTGAAGCTATAGATTCTGATAGTTTTACTCAAGTTAAATCTAAAATTAAAGAAGCTGAAGCTCATATGGAAAAACTATCTCAAGCTCAACAAGAAGCTCAAGCAGAAATGGAAGAGAAGAAATTACAAATGGAGCAAATGAAGTTGGAGAATGAGAATATGAATAAAGAGAAAGACAGACAGGTTGAAATTGAAAAAGCTTTAATTTCAGCAGAAGTGTCAGACAAATCTGAAGTAGAAATGGAAAAAATAATTTCTAACAAAGCAATTAAAGATAGAGAGATACAAGTTAAAGAGAAAGAGCTAGAAATTAAAAAGCAAGACGTATTTATAAAAGACAAAAGCCAAAAAGAAGATGTAAGGTCTAACAGAGCTGACGAGTCTATAGATATCATGAAAATAAAATCAGACGAAAGAGCATCTAACGCAGATAGAAATTCTAAGAGTACGGGTGAATAATAAAACTAGACTAGAGTTATTAAAACAGGCTAAATCTTCTGGGTATACTGGGAGCTACATAGACTTGTTTCAAAGCCACAACTCTAGTGTAGACAATCATACAGAAGCAAACTCAAAAAAAGAAATACAAAGAGGATTAGAGGGTGCGCCTTATGGAGCATCTGCTAAATTAAATTTTGATACTTTTGAAGCCCATTCTCTAGAAGGTAGGCAAGATCATCCTGTTAAAGTTACTGCAGACGGAAATTATCAAGGAATATTATTTCCAGGAGAAGAAAAGTTTATAGTAGATACTTCATCTGAAGTAGAGGAAACACCTATGCTAACATATGGAGGAGTTGCAATTAAACAAGAAGAAGTAAAAAGCCAGTTAGATAATTTAATACCACCTACTATTGAAGGGAGATCTTTAAAAGATTATCATGAAGTAATAGCTTCTATGCAAGAAGAAGAAGTAAAAGAATATCAAGGAGATGAAGATAGTGGAGTGGTTGATACAGATTATACATTCACAAGAGATGGCTATGAAGTTAAAGATACTGATATTAGTGAAATAGATTTTGATTTATTATATGATGCAGTTGAGTCTCATGAACATAGAGGAGCAATAGACACAGAAGGGTATAACTCTTTTATTAGAACTAAAGCAAAAGGATCAGGATCTTCTGCTTATGGCCCTATACAGCTAACTGGAGATTTACTTAAAAATATAACTACACCAGGTATAAGAAGATTTTATGATGTAGAAAATATAGATACTGAATACCATAAAAGCTTGGTAAATCAATCTAAACTGTTTCTTAAGTATGGGGGAGGAGATTATGTGAAGTACTATAATAAAGAAACTGGACAATACGACGGCCTAGATAAAGAAGATATACTAAGCACATATGAATATGGAGGTGAAGGATCTCTTGGTGATACAGATGAAGATAGAGAAAAGTATAAGCTTTTAGGAGTAGAAATGTTAAAGGGAGGATACAGAAAAGAAATAGAAGAACATAAAGATAGTGACAATACTCATTTATATAATATGGTAAAGAATTATGGTACTGGGAGTGACGCATATGCTAAAGCAGTAGAAAAAAAATATAATGAGTTGATTAAAGAAAGAGATGACAAGGCAAAAAAATTAAATGAGCAGCAGAAATTAATTTTAGATAGAGCCATTAAAAATGTTCAGATGAAACTAGACTCAGTAAAAAATAATAAATAAAAAGTGGTATATAATAAAGACTAGAGTAAAAGTGAAAAAACATTTTAATATTAACTAAATTTTAACTAAATTTGTAAATTAAATATAACTAAACTATGGATAACACAGATAATAAAATTAAACTAGAGGATATCACCTTTGAAGATGTAATAGGTGATGGTATCCCGCAGACGGTTGAAGAACCCGTTCAAGAAGAAGTAAAAGAAGCTGCACTAGAAGATGTAACACTAGATGAAGACATTCTAGAAAAAGTAGAAAAAGTAGAAAAAGTTGAGGAAGTAAAGGAAGAAGTAAAAGAAGAGGTTGTTTTAGAAAAGAAAAAGAAAAACGTAGAACCTGAAGTAGAAACTATAGAAGATACATTAGTATCTGAAATAGCTACAACTTTTGGGTTTGAGTTAGAAAATGAGTATGAAGATACTCCAGAAGGTTTAACTAATATGACTAAAGAATTAGCAACTAAAGTAGCAGAAAGTCAATTAGATAAATTGTTTCAAACTCACCCAGACGTAAAAGAACATTTAGAATACGTTATGAACGGAGGAGATTCTAGACAATTTTTAATGGGTAATAACGCTATTAAAGATCTAGCAGATTTTAAAGTAGATGTTAATGATGTGACTTCTCAACAGGCTGTAATGTCAGAATACTTAAAGATAAAAGGGCATGACCAAGATTTTATAACTGATCTAATATCAGACTATGCAGACTCAGATAAATTATTTGAGAAAGCACAAAAAGCTAAAGTTGCTTTAGTTAAATATCAGAAAGATGTTAAGTCAAAACAACTAGAGGAACAGGCTGTTACAAATCGTGAATTAGAAAAAAACCAAAAAGAGTTTTGGAATGGAGTAAAAGACACGATAGCTGAAAATAAAGAATTTAAAGGTATCTCAATACAGGAAAGAGACAAATCAGATTTTTTTGATTTCTTATCTAAACCTATTAATCCGCAAGGAGAAACTAAAAGAGACACTATGTACGCAGAATCGGACGTAGAAACAAAATTAGCAATAGACTATTTGTTATTCAAAGGTTTTGATTTAACATCTATTGTAAAAAAGAAAGCTAAGACTCAAGCCGCTAAAAGCTTAAGATCTAGATTAAAGACGAATAAAGATAAAATAAAAACTGCAGGTAAAGGCGTAAGGGCTTCATCAGGTAGTTTTGATGTTGATGATTTAGAATTAGACTTAGGTAACTGGTCTTAGTAGTACCCGGAATTGGGAGATAGGGTCCCATAAAAATTGAAATAAAAATGCAAGTATTAAGGACGTATTATAATGACGCGCAAATGACAGACTCAAATAGTTTGGCAAATGCGTTATTGGAGAGACCAACAGAGTTATCTCCAATTATTACGCACTTAGCTGGAAGAGAAGACAGAAAGTTTCCATTGACTATGCTAACTGAGGGTGTTGGTAACACTAAATCTATCGAAAGATGGGAATATGAATACCGCGTAAAAACTCATGAAGTTAACGTACGTCCATTGGTAGCAGCAGCTTCTTCAGGTGATGGAGCAAGTGGAGCTCCTTTTACCTTAACCTTTCCGGATAAGTGGTTTATTTTTCCATACACTCTAATTTCAGCAAACGGAACACAGGCAAGAATTATGTCTGAGCCTACTGCTGCAGCTGGTGGTGTTGGATATGATTACTCAATGCAGTTAGTTGAGCCAGGATCTACTGGTTTATCAGCTGGTGATTTTGAGTCAGGAGCAAATTGGGCACAGTTATACGCTAACGTTGGATTAGACTTTTCTAGAGGTAACGCTTCTAATTGGTCTGCTCCAGGTATGGTTCGTGCAAAGATTGGTACAGTTAGAAAATCTTATCATTTCGCAGGAAATGCTAAAGATTATGTAGCTGAATTCTCATTACCTGTTAAAGGTGGTAAGACTACTAAGCTTTGGATGGATTATGAAGAGTATACACACATGCTTAAATTTAAAGAAGAATGTGAGTTGATGTATTGGTATGGTGAAAAAACTTATGACGCTAATGGTATAACTACCATGGTTGATGAAAATGCTCAACCTGTAATTACAGGTCCGGGTCTTTTACAACAAGTTGTTAATAAGGACACGTACTCTACTATGACAGAGACAAAACTTAAGAATATAATCGGTGATTTATTCTATGGAATGACAGATGGTAATGACAAGCAAGTTACATTGTTTACAGGTACAGGTGGTATGAGAGAATTTGATAACGCTATGAAAGGTTATACAGGTGGTTTCACTACTGGCGCTGGTACACCTTGGACTATTAATGCTGATAGTAAGTTCATTACTGGATCAGGTAGATCATTAGGAATGACTGGTTACTTTACTAGATATGACCATATTGATGGGCATTCAGTAAATGTAGTTAAGCATCCTATGTTTGATCATGGTCCTGTTGCTGATGCAGCTAAAAAGCATCCAGTGACTGGTTACTCTATGGAGTCTTACCGTATGGTTTTCGTGGATCAATCTAATTATGATGGACAAGCTAACGTACAAATGATCAATAAAAAAGGTCGTGAAATGATGCGTTGGGCTGTTGGTGGTTCTGTAGTGCCTAGAGGTTTCGACCAAGGTAATGCTAGAGCTTCTGATATTGATGGTGCTAGTGTACACATGCTTAAAACAGCAGGTGTTGTACTAAGACGATTCGATACATCATTAGATATTACATGTGTAAAATCATAAAGAAGCAATGCTAGGAAGCTAGCACTGTGTTACATCGTAGTCTATATATTTAGTTTTAAAGTAGTGGGGGGTGAAATTCCCCCTCTATTTTAAATATCTAGAATACAAAATTAGGAGAGTTATACTTTACATCCGACTAATTTAAACTTTAAAAGTACTACATTATGAGAAAAATTTGGATAAGAAGAAAAGAAAACACGCTTGACCATTTACCAGAAGCTGTACGAGTTGCAGCACAAGTAAGGTTAAGTAGTTGTTTTGTAGGAAGACAACCTTTAAAAGGTATAGAAGGAGAGGAAGCTAAAAAATTAATGAAAGGGCTTTTAGATGTTAACCCAGACCATCAGGACTGGCCACATCATGAAAGACGATTTTGGACAGAACTAAGTATTAAGGTTCCGTTTGAAGGAGTTGAATTGGAAGTAGGACTAGATGAAAATGAGATGCCAATTAATGCAGAACACTATTTACAATATAGATTTGCTTTAAAACATCCTAAATGTGCAAGTAGTAAAAATGAAATGTTAAGCACACATAAGTTTTATATCCATGATAATAAAAGCGACGAAATGGCAAAAGCTAAGAAAGTGAGATTAAGAAAAGACGCAGATAAAGAATATATTAAAGCATCGAGTGATCCTGCTACAATGGACAGAATGTTACGCATGATGTCAAAAGCTAAGCCTGAAACTCTAAATATCGATCAAAAGGAAACAATTCTATATGAAATTAAAAACAATGAGCCAGCAAAGTTCATTAGAATTGCTAGAGATAAGAACTTAGAATTAAAAGCAGAAATTGAAGAAATGGTTTCAGCTGGAGTTTTAAGAAAAATTGGAAATCAAGTTATCCATATAGATGAAGTACTTGGAGAAACAACAGAAGATACTATTGTATATATGAAAGATAAAAAGAATTCTGGAACATTAACAACGTTAAGAGCAAAACTTAAAGAAGTGATTATTTAATGACCGTACCAGAAATGCATATAGCTGTCAACCAAGGGGTGCAAAAAATTGCATCCCACCAGGTTGACGTTTTATTACCTCAAGAAATTGATTTTGAACTTAATAAAGCTCAAGATAAATTTGTTAAGGGCAGGTATAATCAATTTGGAAATAAATATTCTAAAGGGTTTGAACAATCTCAAAAAAGAATAGACGACCTAAGAAGATTAATAACTGAAGAAACTATTGACACTGTGTATAAAGGACAAATAGATCATAACGTATTTGTAGATTCAATAGTATTGCCTGAGGATAATGGTTATATGTTTTTGTTGAATCAAAGAAGTTTAGTGTATCACAATAATTGTCAAAAAATGGATTGTATTCAAGGATCTTTATACCCTATACAATGGGCTATGGTTGATATGCAAGCTTTTACTCAGGAGAATTATTATAACATGTCTCCAGGACCTGGGTTTTGGATAGACTCTATAAAAGTACAAGTATATGACGAAACTGGGACACCACAAGAAATAGATGTGTACAATCAGCCTATGGGAGCTTTAGTAAATTGTTCTACTTCTAATATGTCTGCATATACAAATCCGCAGTACTTAAATAGTTCAGGTATCACTACATTTATAAATCTTGATCCTCAAGGTAACGTGCCATCTTATACACCTACATCAGGTAACCCTATAGTAGGGATAGTGCTGCCTCCTTATTGGACATTTAGAGATGATGGTACTGGGACATTGGGACACCCTGATTGTTTTATTAAGATTTTTAGATATAGATGCAGTACTAGTGATGTTCTTGCTGACCCCGATTTAGTTAATGCAGATCTAGTTCCTCATCGTTTAGGCTATCAAGACGAAATACTTAGTAGGTCTTGTGATGATGTTAAATATACAGCATCTTCTGTAAATAGATTTTCGCAGTTAGATGATATATACACATTATTAGATGACCCTTTTAACAAAACAAAACATACAAGTCCGCTCTCGACTATAAATGGGAGCAATTTAGATATATATACTGATGAAACTTTTTTTGTGCCTAAGGTAAAACTTACGTATTTAAGAAAACCTCGTGCTATTGATAGTACTACAGGATCTGTTATAACTTGCGAACTAGCTGACCATACTCACCAAGAAATTGTTGATATGGCTGTAGCTAGTATTCTTGAGGAATTAGCAGACCCAAGATACCAAACAAATAGGATGGAGGAGATGAGATCTGAATAAGATCAATTTATTATTAATAATTAAAAAACAAAAATTATGTCAAGAAATGGAAGTAATTTATCTCAAGTGTTTATCTCAAACGCTGTAGTATCAAACAATCAAGCGATGAGCGCGATTGCATCTGGTGTTGTAGGTGTTTTAGGTGAAGGTACAAATAACACTGACGGAGCTGCTGCAGATTTATATGTAGACAAGCCAACAGGAGGTACAGAGCAATGGGTTAAATCAAGAGTACAATTCGTTCAAGGGAGAACATCTGGAAATCCTTTAGCGTCTCCAATCATTAATACAAGAGATATTGTAAGAGTAGATTGGAAAGAGCACGTTACAGCTGTAAAAGCTGGAAACACTACAACTGATACTATCAGTAATACTAATAACAACACTAGGTTTGCTATAAAAGTAATACTAAAATATGTAGGACCAGTTAACGATTACTCTGAATATGCAAACCCTTCAAATGCGAAAGAGTTAGCAGATAGAATTGGAGAAATTAGAAACTATGAGTATGTATCAGATGCTACAGCAACAGCTGCAGAAATCTGTCAAGGTTTAGTAGATGCTGTTAATGCAGATACAGCTGCGTTTGTTACTGCAGCTTTAGCTAATACCTCTGACTTTAGTATAACTGCTAAAGAATACGGAACATCGTTTCAGGTAATTGATGATAGTGATACTGCTATTACAGTTAGTGCTGGTGCAGTTACTAACATCTTTACAAGTCATGCTCCTACTGTAGGAGTTGGAAATTATTTCCAAGCTTTATCAGATGAGAAGAAATGTCAAGGTAGATATGGTCATTTAAATAGATTATATCTTCCAAAGACTGCTGAAACATTTGCAACATCTACATGGAAATATCATGTAATGGATATTACTTATAGACACAACCACCCTAATTCAACAGGAATTGCTCCTGCAGGGGAATTGAATACTATAAGAATATATATCGGAGACAGTGCTACTGCAATGGTTGCGGGAGATACTGTGTTAGATGACATGTTCATGGATCAAGCTGCTGTAACAGATAAAACAATATTATTCTCTGCATAGAGATAGTATATTAAAGGTCGGGGGCTTAGTCCCCCTTCCTTTTTTTTAACTTTAAAACCTTAATTAAATGCCTGTATCTTTTTCACTAAGTGCTGATTGTAAAACCTTGCAAGTTTCGGGGGCTCCTTCAGGTGCTACGTATACACTATTCCATAACGATTTTGACAGTCCATCAGAAATATATGAACTGCTAGATCCGACCCAACCTTATAATGGGAACATAGATCCTGCAACAGGATTAACTATAAATGGATATGTACTAAATAGTCCTGTAGCTTTAAACGGCTCAGGAGCAACAGAATTAACTTTTCATAATATTGCTACTGCAACAGAAGAGTCTTTGAATGGAGTTTTTATGATAGTTATTCAAGACCCAGTAGATCCAGCAACAACATTTACTTTAGGACTTGTAGGACATTGTGATATAGATTGTTGTATTGCAAGTAAATTAACTGAGTTAATAGACTGCAGTTGTGACGAAGAGTGCTCTAAAGCTCTTGATACAATAAGTAAAATATATTTATTAATTCAAGGAGCTAAAGTAAATACAACAGATTGTTTACAGACACCAGATCAATTTAAAAAAGCATATAAAAAATATTTAAAAGCTAAAAGTTTATGTAGTGATAACGAATGTAATTGTAACTGCTAATGGCGTACGGAGATTATCTAACTATTCTAAACCTCCAGGATACAGGAGGATATGACTCAGCTACTGTTGGGAATTGGACAGATGGGAACACATCTACACAGAGAGGGTTGAGATTTATAATGGCTCCTTTACATTCTAACTCTGCCGTACTTCAAGGAGGTACAGGAACTGTAACTAGAACAACATGGGGAGTTAGTGGCTCTTCAGATAATTACTGTGAATGGCTTCAAGGTACAGCAGTAGATAATAGTGGTGCGTCACTGGTTCCTAATGAACCGGTAGGTTGTGTTGATGGTGGTGGTGGTGCTACTTGCAGTTCATATGGGGCAAAGCAGCATATAATTCTTGTAATGTATCCAGAAGATACTGCTGCCGGAATGGTAGGATCTAACAATATAGATGGACTTACTAGTGATTTTGATTTTACTTTAAGGGGGACTTATAGATTTAAGTCTGCATCTAATCCTAGTTCTTGGTCCCAATTTATTTCTGTTTGTGGGGACCCCGCTAACCCGCTTGTAAACGGATCTCAACCCTATAGTATAGCAGGTCAAGAAAATATGCTAGATTATTATGTACCTTTTAAGCGTTTATTTGGTAATTTTCCAGCAAATGCAACTGCTCTTAATACTAATATAGAGAATACTTACCAAGACTCTCTTACCGGGCAACTCCTTCAGTATTTTAATGTTGGTGACATGTTTGATGCTACTGAAGCAATGAAGTTTGCTGACAATCTTTGGTCTCAAATAAGCGAGACAGATCCTAGGTGGAATAACCTGTCAGCTGCAGATAAAAGAAAATGTGTATATATATCTGCAGAGCCTATACAAACAGGGGAGCATTATATTCCTAATCATTATTTAGCAGCTCATATAACTGCAAGTAATGTGAAGCAGAACATGTTTTCGCAGCATGATCTAGGTTGGTATGCCGGAATTTATAATGATGTGCATGAGCAAATTTATAACGAATTTTTTATAGGAGGATCAGCAAACTCAACTAATGATGTTGGAATGTGGTCAGATAGTACAGGAAACAGTGGGTGGGATCTTATAATACATAGTAACAAGGATGGGCATGTACAGTTTGTAGGAAACACTTTTTGGGAAGTAACAGGTGGTACAGCGTATTGGTACTATAACACATCTAATACTGGAACGTCAGCACTAAGAGCAGATCATCTATCTCCTATAGGAAGCGCCTTGGGTAATTCGATTGCAGGTGGGCTTTTAGAGGGTGCAACATCTTCTGACAGATTACGTTCTGGGCTAACACCTTTGTGTGCTAGCGGATATGTTGGGGCAGCTCCAACTGGAGGGTATAAGCCTACGCATGGGGTACTTAGTTTATCTAAGGAAGGTGACGAAAACAATGGGGCCTTTAATACTAACGGCGCGTACTCGCTATATAATTTATCTGGTGGTCCAGGAGCTAATTTTCCTAATGGTCAAGGGTATGGTAGTGGATCTCCTAATTGGGCTAACGCTGCTTACCCGAATATGATCTTTGGAATAGAAGATCAGGTGCTGCAAATAGGCGCTACCACTACAAATGCTACTCGTCATCCTGTTTTGGCAGGATCATTTGATTTGTTTGGTACTCTCAACCAAAGTGCTTTTAATACTAGTAATGCTGATAAAATTGAAGCAACTAGCTTAGGTAATTATAGTGGTGATAATTATTTTCTAGAACCAACTATCGTTAGGATTGATCGAATAGACTATACCCCTTGGACTAGTAATACATCTTCTGGTGAGCAGCGTAATTATAATATGAGTAGTCTATATTACAATAGCTTTTCAGGCTGTAACCAGGGGCCTCTTTCTTTGACTTTTGCTGTAACAGATGGGCCAGGATGTGGTTCTGGATGTAGTGGAGAAGTACAGATAAATACAGATCTTACTACATTGAACATAGAAAATTGTGAGATTCATTGGGGTTTAACGGGGCAAACGTCTACACCCATATTTTCAGCTGGACCTAACAGTAATCACACAGGAAGTGGTTCTTGGATGGATTCAGGCGGTACGCAACATATTGTAGCAGCGCCTTGCGCTAAAATTCAGAACGTATGCCCTGGTTCTCATAATGTGATGATTATAGATCAGACAACAGGATGTGCTCATCTAGAATTTTTTACTATATCTAGTCTAGGGGCACCCCCTGTAATAAGTAACGTGGCTCTTACGCAACCTCAATGTAGTACAAATGGATGGATAACGTTAATTGCGATAACCCTAGTAGTCCTGGAGGAACTGCACCTTACACTTGGACTGTTACTGATGGTGCAGGTACTGTAGTAGATTCTGGTACTGCAGCAACTGCTGCTTCCGTACAAACTGCTTCTCCTCTTTTTGCAGGGCAATACGTAATTCAGGTCATAGAGGCCAATGGCTGTTCTGACACTGCAGGTACTTATAATTTAATTGTTACAGGAGGTACGCACAGTTTGGATAGTAGTTCTATTACAGATGTAACATGCTTTGGTTCTGACGGGGCATATTCTTTATCTTTTAATGTTGATACTAATACAACATATCTTTTTAATATTAGTGGTCCTAGTGGAAATCAAACTAACACTTCAATTGCATCTGGTGGTAGTACAACAATATCAACTAGTGCTACTGGTTTAACTGCTGGTAGTTATAGTTGGAGTTTAGTGGATCCTGATGGTTGTGATATAACTGGTACTTTTAATATAGGAACAGTATCTTCTGTAAATTTAGCTTATGTTCCAATAAGCCCTATTTGTAGTAATCAAACTGGATCTATAGAATTAGTTCCAAATTCAGGTAGTGGGGTATACACATATGCATACAAACAAAATGGTACTAGTACTTGGATTGTTTCCGCAACTTCAATTATAACAGGACTAGCTGCTGGATCTTGGGATATTCAAGTTACAGACTCAAATGGATGTACAGCTGAACAGTTAGGAATTGTTTTAACTGCAGGAGCTGGCGCTACAATTTCAATACCTCCTTTTACAGCTGCTTGTTCTGGTTCACCAACAGTATTTACAATTATTGCAGAAGATGATAGCGGAGCTATTATAAGTGCTAATGATTATACTATTACAAGTTTAATTGACTTTAACACTGGGGTATCAGTAGGAAGTTGGTCTATACTCGCACCTGCTTCAAATGGAGAGTATGAAATAACGGGACTTTCACCTTCTGTTCAATACACTGTTACAATAACTATAACTGCTACAGGGTGTACTAGTGATATGACATTTGTACTAGCAAGTGCAAACTCTATACTATTAAGCCATACATACTCAGACGTTTCATGTAATTCAACAAACGACGGGGAAATTTTAGTAACAGCAACTGGAGGGGTTCCTTCATATACATACGTATGGACTAAAGACGGAGCGGCATACACGCCAACCTCACCAACAGGAGCTTCTAATTTAACAGGAGGAACTTATGTTGTGACAGTAACAGATTCAACTGGATGTACGGCATCAATAACACAGGTTATTTTACCTAATGCTTCTGAAGATACTGCTATTACAACAACAGCTGGACCTACTTGTGTGACTGGAGATGATGGGACTTTTACAGTTACAAATACTATAGGAGACTTTCCGTTTGAGTTATGGTTTAGTACAGACAATGTTACATTTGTTCAAATACAAAATTCTGTAGGTACATCATCTTTTACTTCTGCAGATTTAGCAAATCTTTTAGTAGACAACACTTGGACAGAAACAGTTAGTGGAACTAACCTAAGCTTAACTGGAGGATTAGATATTTACATATATTTAATCAGTGTAGCTAATAGTTGTCAAGGCCCTACAATATCAGATCAAATACCTGCAAGTCCATATGTTCCTATGACTTTATCTGCAGTTGTAGACGATGCTAACTGCTGCGACGAATGTAGTGGTGATATTAATTTAACTGTGCACGATGGAGTTGGTCCATTTACATATTCATGGATAACTACTTCAGGAGCTCCTATTAGCACAACTAATCTTGCTGTGTGGCCAGGCGCTGCAACACAAGACATACATGGACTATGTCCTGGAGATTATGAAGTTACTGTTACAGACTTTTGTGGTGAAACTGTTACAGGAACTTGGACTATAGCAAATAACCCAGTACTTATTGAAGACATACAATACACTCATCCTTATTGTAATGATTGTGGATGCGGCTCTATAACTATTTCTGCAAGTGGTGGAGTAGGAGATTTATATTACAGTATTGACGATGGTTTACACTGGGTTAATACTAATCCTACGGCTACTGATAGTGGGCCTACAATATTTAATATAACTAATTATAATGCTAGTACAACAACACCAGGAACTTGGACTTCTATAGTAGATCCTAATTCTGGTATTACATATTTTGGTTTTGATAATTTAGATTCTGGCATATATAGAATATGGGTTCATGATTCTAGTACTTGTGGTATCCCTGTATTTGATGATGTTGTAGAAGATTGTAATCCTGGAGGACCAGCTACATGTGTTAACTTTTGTGTAGATTGTACACAGAATAATTGTTATGCAGATTTTGTAGATATATTTGCAGATCATTCAGTAGCTACATGGAATGGAGGTACAAAAGTAGAGTTAGAGAGTATATCTAATTTAAATGTTACTACAGTAGGGCATACAGGGGTAACTATTATGGGGGGTACTAATGGTACTTTTACATTTCAGGTTCAAGAAGATTTTTGGTATACAGGTATGAACTGGGCAATTGAAGTATTTATAGAAGATCCAGGAACATCCTCTTTACCTTATGATAGTAATTTATTTTCTCCTTATTACGGAGATGTTTGTTGTGATGTTCCAGGTACAGGATCTTGTAATTTAGATTGTTGTGTAGATCATCCAGTAAAGTTTGACTTTACCGCAGGGGCAGGACAAGGAGGATATGAATGTGGAACTCCAGCATGTAGCGCAAACAATAGCGGATGGTGTTTTCAATTAGTAGAAACTAGTACCGGTAATGAAATATGCCCTGAAATAGATGGTAATTTAGATTCTCAAGGACATTTCTATTATGCACCAACAGCGGGTCAAATGGGCGCACCAGTAGAATTTACTCTAACAAATTTATCTGTTGGCGCTCCGCTTGGAACAGCAGCACTAGAAGCTATGTATATTGTTAGAGTTACTAATAATGTAACAGATGCACCTGCATCGTCGTATGGAGGGACAAGTGGTTCTCCTCTGATAGCTCCAATAGAAAATTGTGATAATTGTGCAGCAGCTGTTATAGATAATGGGATGTTAAATCTTATTGATATATTTGGAGCAGAAAACTGTGATTGTGGATGTCCTCCAGGTTATGAGTTAGACGAGAATCAATATATAGAAGATTTAAATAGTGGTACTTGTAGTATTGGGGGTCATACTAATTATTTAGATTGTACTAACGCCGCAGGAGTATGGACTGGAGATCTACTAGTTAATCCAAACTTTAATACATGTGTAGGATTTGAAAATGAAGTTGCTCCGCTATACGGCAAATGTTTTGATGCTAATGCAGGTACAGTTATTGGAGGTGTTAATAATCCTGTAAAGTGTTTAGCTTCAGGTGGGGTGTGGAAGAATCATTGGACGGCAGTTACTGTAGCTCAGAATATGCCTTGCTGTGCAAACACTTTAACTTGGGGGCAAGTTGGAGCTAAAATATTTGGGCAATGGAGTGGAGGTACTTACGTATCCCCGGTTCCTATAGGTCAAGATTTAAATTTATTACCATTTACCTCACAAAATCCTGGTACGTTAGGAGAGGGTGAAGTCTCAGACGTCGGAGCAGGAATATTAGAAACAGACCCATCTTGGACTATGAACTTCCCAGTATATAATGATAGATTGAAAGATATAGGTATATGGCCTCAATGGTTTACTCAGTATACTTCTACTACTACAAATCATGAGCCTACTAATTCTAGAGTTGGAATTACAATATGTACTATAGATTTACCATCTGCTACTAATTATATATTAGCTTTAGCTGGAGATGATGACGTTAGGTTTTCTGTAGACGGTCAAGAGTATATACACTTATTTGGCCAGACATCAAATAATACATTTTGGAATTTATTTCCTATAGCGTTATTACCAGGAAAACACACTTTAAAATTTGATGGTAGCAATACAACAGGACCAGCAGCTTTTGCATTTGAATTATATAATAGCAATGTAGGGGGTCTACCAACAGTTGCGTACTTAGCAGACCCTACAATTACAGCTACAGATCTTCAAAGTATAACTGTACTAGATGGAGGGGGAACTCCTATATCAAGTGAGTCTTATATAAATGGAGATTTTCATTATACAACTAATCAATTTGTCGGACATCAATGTCCATCAGGGCAGCATTTAACATATTGTAATGGTATATTTAGATGCGCAGGAACAAATGAATTAGAGCCAGATTGTCCTGAATGTGAAGATGATCTTGCAGATATTGTAGGGTGTGTAGGTAATCTTGCTACTACTGTTTATGATAAATTACTAGGAGGATTACTAGATAGAGAAAGTTTTAGTTACAATACTATAGATGTGTGGAGAGTATTGTTAATAAGATACTTAATAAAAAGGTTCGCATTAGGGTTCCGCGGGGCTTGCTTATCTCCACAAATTTTACTAACTTGGACCACTTATTTAACAAAGATCTGCCCAGACTGTGCAAGTAAAGCTAAGACAGATGCAGATGTTGATTATCTACCAGATCCAAATGAATCTTCTTCTCCAATAACAGGAATAGACGGAGTAGACGACATACAAAATTTTGACTTTTAAAAAATAAAAATATGGCAAATACAAAAATAAAAAATTTACAAAACGCAGTATCACAACAAATTAATTCTGGATCTTGGTATGTGTATGTAGCAGATATTTCAAATAATAGAGAAGCAAAATTTAAAGCATCTGATTTATCTACAACTGTATCTAATAGTGGCGATGGAGCTGGATTAATAGAATCTACCTCAGGGAATAAAGTTAAATTAAAAAGTCTGAAATCTAATTCACCTCTTTTATCTTTTAATAGCTCTTCAGGAACGATTCTAGCAAGTTTTTTTCCAGCATCTTTAGATCTAAACGCGTGTAATAATGAAAGTTCTAAATTTTTAAAAAGCATAGATTTAGCAGTTGACGCAGGAGAAAGTGTACTCTCTATAGAAAACGGAGGTACAGGAGCTTTAAATCAACAATCTGCTATAAACGCATTAACTATGGCTGGAATAGGAACAGCTAATCAAGTTTTAAAAACTGATGGGTTAAATGCAACATATGACTCACTTTCTAATTTAATCACAGCAGGTGCTGGATTATCTTGGGATCTTACTACTACCCCAAACACTTTAAATGTAGATTTAAACGATGTTACATTTACATCCTCAGTAATTTTTAATAATGAAGTTAGTTTAAATGGGCATAATTTAGACTTAGGAACAGGATGGCTTAGTGGTGATGGTTCAGCGGAAGGTTTAAACATTGATACTAGTGGTAGAGTTTTTATAGGACATAGTGGGCCTACTGCAACATTTGATACTACTAATACTGCAGCATTAACTGTAGGGGATAACATATCTTTTACGTCTGGTGATACAAGAGAAATAAACGTTATGTCTCCTAGTACAGGAGCTGGTAATGAATTTAAGGTAACTGGTTCTGCTGGTACAGCTACTAATACAGCTGGGGGTGCTATAACATTAACTGGTGGAGCTGCAAATGGTACTGGCGCTGGAGGTGCTATTAATTTATTAGCAGGTAATTCAGGATCGGGAGATGGAGATATTAATATGTCTATAACTGATGGAGGTACAATTGCTCAAGTTATGAAAATTCATGGCTCTAATAAACACTTTACCTTTGGTAGTACAGGAGCAAACAATAATGCTGTAGTTGATATACAAAATGATACAACTGGAGCTGCTTGTTTAGAGTTAGATCAAAATGATAACGATGAGCCATTCATCATATTTACTGGAACATCAGCAACAGATTCGTCTACGTGCGTTTCTAGTTTACATGGAACATTTCCTAATCACACAAACGCAAATGATGGTTGGGTAAGAATAAATATAAATGGTACGGATAAGTGGGTTCCGTTTTTTGCAACACCCGCATAAACTAATATAAACTAAATAAATTTAAAACGATGGCAAAACAAACTGTAACAAACAGAGAATTAGTAGAATTAATGAAAGGTCTAAACGAATGTTCAGACTTACGTGGAGTTAAATTCGCTATGGTAGTAGCTAAAAACATAGAGAATATTCAGAAAGAATTAAAACACATTGAAGAGGCAGGTAGACCAACAGAGGAGTTTCAAAAAGTAGCTGAGCAAGTTCAAAGACTACATAAAGAGGGAAATGAAGCCGAAGCTAAAAAATTAGAAGTTGAGCATAAAGATCTTGAAGAAGCTAGACAGGAGCAGTTAAAAGAAGTTGATAAGCTATTAGATGAAGAAGCTACTATTCAACTTTATACTATTTTTTCTGATAAACTACCTTTTGATATTAGTGCGAAACAAATACTGAGTATTCGTAAGATAGTAATAGATAATTAATAAATAAGAAAATATGGCATTAATAAACGATAGAGATACAACAAATACAGTAGAGAGTTTACTAAAAGCTCCTTACGGACAACAAGGAGCCAATGTAATAAACAATACAGCTAAACACTATGGGCACTTTTATTGTATAGTAGCTATAGCAGATAACACAACTTTAGATGTTTCCCAATGTCTTGTAAATTGGGAGGAAAATGGGACTAATACTGTAACTACAGATATGGATTTAATAACAGGACTTCCATACTACGCAGATTTTAAATGTGTGTCTTTAGTAGATGGATCAATAATAGCATACTATAAATAGTGACTATATTACAAAACATATTAGGTATTAGTAACATAAGAATGGCTAATTATCCGATCTTAAGTCAATTCACTTTGTGTTGCTTTTTTGAGGCAGACGGATCAACAGCTCTTAAACCTCAAGCTACAATTACAGATTTTTGTGATACTTGGGATTTAGATGGAAATGGTGATATAATGCCGGAAGTAGCTCCTGGCCTGGGGGGATGTTGGGAAATAGATAGTAATGGCGATATAATGCCAGAAGCGGTTTAATAATATAAAAATAAGAAAATATGGCAACAAAAAATATAGTACCTAGAGCTAATGCAGAAGGTGAGATAGGAACAACATCAAAAAGGTGGGATAAAGCGTGGTTTACAGAAGCAAATATTCTTGGAACTACAGAACAGCTTAGATTATCTTATGATGCAAATAATTATACAACATGTACAGTTGGTTCTACAGGTACAACATCACTTATGACAGTAGGTAGCGGTACAACAGATTCAAATTTCAATATTTCTGCTGACGGAGCCCTTAATTTAACTGCGTCATCTGCTGTGAGTGCGGCTGGAGTTACTACATTATCTGGTGGGGGTGGTGTTTTAGTTAACCATTTAAATGATATGGGAGGTGATGCTGCCCAAGGTGCTGCTTTCAAGATCGTGAATCATGAGACAGGGGCTGTAGCATCCTTATTAATAGATCACGGTGGACTTACAAATAATGTTTTGGATATACAAGCAGAGGCTGTTACTACTGGGAATGTTATTCAAATGGATTGTAATTCACTGACGACAGGAAGCGCTATATTCTGTGACATAGATGATGCTGGGACGACTGGTAAAACTCACAGTCTATGGATACTAGATTATGATAAAAGTGGAATAACAGCAAGTGGTCAAGCAAATCGTATTACAGGATGCGAGATAAGCATGATAGATGCTGCGACAAACCTTGGAACCACGACGCATACAGGTACTTCGATTTATCTGTCATCAGCATCTGCTAGTGGTACTATTATTCAAACTGGTATAGATATTACATGTACGGGTGGAGATCCAGCTACATCAATTGGTTCTCTATATGCTGTAACTGATGGAGGATTTGATATAAAAGGGAAGAGCTCTGCTGATGCTAATGATTATTATACACTTGCTGTAGGAGCAGCTGGAGCAACAACATTCACAACAGTAGATAATGCTAGTACTAATGCCCATTTTATAGTAGATGCGGATGGAGATATTACTTTAGATGCAGATAAAGGGACAATCAAATTTGATGATGATGGTACTACTTATGGTCAAGTAACAAGTGGTGGAGTTACAGGAATAAATTATAGAACAATATATGTTGATGCGGGTTCAATGGTTCCACAAGTAACCAATGGAGCTGCTGCTGGTACATCTGAAAGTGCTGATGCTTATGATATAATGAATGATTATTTTGCTTTTGATGCCTCAACTGATGAGTACGTACAATTTAAATTAGTAATGCCAGAACAATGGGATGGGGGCACAGTTAAAGCTAAGTTTTATTGGAAACCATCTAGCTCAACTACAACCTCTCATGATGTCGTTTGGTCAATATCTGGACAATCCCATGCGGATGGAGGAGAATTAGGACCTTGGGGTGTAGCTGCTGATGCGCCCGCGGATAATGTTGTAGCAACAAATTCACCTAAAAAAGTACATATAACAGCTGCTTCTGGAGCTTGTACAATAGCAGGAGGTCCAGTAGAAGGAGCCGATGAATTAGTTTATTTCAGAATAATGAGAGATGTAAGCGCTGATGATTTGAATGAAGACGCACATTTATTAGGAGTAAGCATACAATATAGAGAAAGTTTAACAGCTGACACTAGTTGGTAATAAACAATTAATATGACAGGAAGATCCAGACATAGAACACACGGAGGTATACCACATGGTAGTACATTGAATTTTGGTTCAACTTTGCAGATATATTATCAATGGAAAGAAGGGCTAACCTCAGAATCTATTACTATAACAGCTGAAGATAATTCAACTAGTACTAAAACTTGTGTAACAACTTGGGTGGATCAAAGTTCTAATAGTAATAACGCAACACAAACTACGGATGAAAATGAACCACAATTAGCAGCAGATGGTAGTTTAGATTTTTATAATGATGCCGATGGCGCTAATGCTGACTTTATGAATTTTACTAGTTTTAGAATTGATGCCAATACTGATTTTTTAAGTTTTATTGTAGCAGAGTTAAGAGATGTTGTTTTATCTTGTTACTTATCTGATTCTGGAGGAGAAGTATTAGAGTATCAAACTCAAAATAAGCATAGATTTAAAACTGGGGGAACTGCAACTGAAATTCTTATTAATGATGATGGAGGTTTTCAAACGCCTACTGGCGAGAAACATGTAATTATGGTACATAGAACTAATACTAGTACTGGTACTATTATAGGTTATAAAAACGGGAAAGGAGCTGATTCTAGTATTACAAATGCTGGACAATTTGATTTACAAAATCTAGGTTCTAAAAATGATGTAGCTAACTTTTTTGATGGCCAAATATATGACGTAGGTATAATAGAAGGAACAGTTAGTAACGAGGATAGAAAAAGAATAGAACACCATTTACTGTGTAAGCATGGTATGGAAAGTGCAGTATAAATAATAAACTTAAATGAATAAAGTCCTAAATATTTTATTAAGCTTTTTAATTAACTTTGCAGTCAATGCTCAAGAAGGGATTAACTTCGAGAAGATTTTAAAAGAGCAATTAAAATTTTCTACAGTATATGGAGCAGTTAATGGGGGAACGTCTTTGTCAGACGTAAAAACATTTTCTGTAACATCTGGGCAATTAGAAGAAGGACTATCAACAACCCCGTATGATTATTCTGTTACATTAGGTATTAGAAAAATAGCTAGATTTGGATATGAGAATAAAGCTAACACATTTTATGATGGGACAGAATCTAACTATAGTGATGCAGCTACTGTAGGTAAAGTACAAGGATTTGAATATCTTTTTGAAGTAGATTATGCAAGACAGCAAGGAGTTGATTATGTAGATCAACATCACTTTATTAGATACAGTTCTGATGATGATTGTGACGGGCCTTTATGTATAAATCATTTTGCTGCTAAAGTAGAATATTTAAAAGATGGCTTTGCTGATATAAAGTATTTTGAATTATCAGAAAGATATAGATATAAACAAACCAAAACTTTATCATTTAGTGTAGGTGCGGCACACAGATTAGCAGAACCTTATGGTTATAACCCATTAGAAGAATGGATTTTATCAAACGGTAATTTACATTATACGTATTTAGCTATACAAGAAGGTTATAGCGTAGATGTATATGCAAATGAATATAAAGACCCTAGTGGAAATATAGTAGCTAATAGCGCAGACGTATGGAAAGAAGTTGTTATACCGCAAGTATTAGCTGATTATACTGAAAGAAAAAGAAATGAATTAAAAAATATCATACAACATTCTATTATTATAGGATTTGATTATTATAAATATAATAAGAATACATGGTTACATGCATGGGGCAACCTACTACCATATCATTATGATGCTGGTGGAGAATTTTCTTATTTTAATTATAATAAAGGAGAACAGTGGTACGACTACTCTACAGGACTTATTTACGGTCTAAAAGTAAACAAAAATTTAGGGTACTTTGTAGAAGGTAAATATAATAAATATTGGAATAGAGAGTGGTATGATTTTAAATTTGGAGTTAATTATATAATATTTTAAAAGTAAATAAAATGAATTGGATTAATAGTTGGGCAAAAGGAAATAAAAAAGAAAAATACGAAATCTGTATAAGATTAGGTAGATTAACTTTATTAGAAATTAAAGCATGTTTATTCTGCACAGAAGAATGTACAGCTAAAAGGGTTAGAATTATAGTATTTAACTTTGGATTCGAAGCTTAATGCCTATAACTAATCAACAATTACATCAAGAAATGCTTGATATGAAGCAAGATCTTAGAGACATTAAGATTAGATTATTAGATCCTGATAAAGGAACAATATCTAAAGTTAATAGAAATACAGCTTTTAGAAAAGGAGCTCAAAAAACTTTATGGTCTATATGGATAATATTAATAGGTATATTAAGTAAACTAACATTTTGGAATTAATATGGCAAAAGAGTTAAACGAAGATACAGGCTTTGTACTAAGCATTAAAACATTAATTGCTATAGGATTTGCTATGGCAACTTTAATTAGTATGTGGTTCATGCTACAAGAGGATATTGCAGAAGCAAGAGAACTGCCGGTTATACCGCCAGATGAAGTTACTCGTATGGAGTTTAACATGAAAGATCAAATGATTCGTAATACTATCATGGAAACTAAAGATGATGTTGATGAAATTAAAAAGTCTCTAGAAAAGATAGAGGATAAATTATACGATAGATAATGGAAGAGACTGTCACTTGGAGAATATTTGGTATGTATATGTTAGTACTTCTTTTCATGCTAGTTGCTAGTGGTGCTTTTGCTCAAATGAAAGTAACTCAATTCAACGCTGGTTGGAATAGTGCTAACGAAGTTTCTTGGGTTATGGACTTAAAGGATTGCAACACATATTCTTATGTAGATATAGCTAAGGATGCAGAAGCACAAACAAAATACAAAATAGCGGTTATACCGACTATTATAATATTTAAAGACGGGGAGGAGGTTGCTAGATTTCAAGCTGATCTTAGTTTTAAGATGGTGGCAACAAAAGAAGAAGTGCAAGAAGAAATAGATAATCAATTAATGAGTGATTTTTAAAATGAAAAAAATACTATTTATAATCTTATTATTACCCTTACTAATGTTTGGGCAAAAAGATGTTCTTATACATTTAACAACTGATACCTATCCATCTGAAACAAGATGGGTGCTATATGCAGATAGTTTTCAAGGTCCTCTTATTGCAGAAGTACAATATGGGCATTACAATTCTTCTAATACATCTCATACAGATACAGTATCTATAGCAGATAGTATAACTACTATATCTTGGGTTATATATGATTCTTACGGGGATGGTATACCAGGGGGTAGTTACTATGTTTCTATATGTGAAGATACTATAGTAAATTACCCAAACCCTACATTTACAACAGGTTTAATACATAACAGACTTGTACCTCAATGTGCTGCTAACCCTCCTCCATGTGTGCCGGCTACAGTTATAATTAACTTAGATCAATATCAAAGTGAGACATCATGGGACATAAAAGATACAAATGGGACAATTTATGCACAATCAGTTACATACGCAGGTAACCCTGATTATGCTACTATTATAGTACCTGTGTGTATACCTAAAGGAGACTTAATATTTACAATATATGATAGTTACGGAGACGGTTTAAATGGCGCTTTATGGCAAGGTCAAGACGGTTCTTATTATTTAAAACAATGTAATGACACATTAGTATATGGTACAAATCCTGCTTTTGGTTATGATACGTTACATGTTTTTGTATCTGATTCATGCCCACCGATACTTGGGTGTATGGATATTGATTATGTGGAATTCAATCCATTAGCTAATTTTGATGATAGTAGTTGTGTTACTTTAAAGATATTTGGTTGTTTAGATTCTACAATGTTTAATTATGACTCTACTGCTAATACTATGGATCTTATAGATAGTTGTGGTTATACTTTGTTATTACACGATTTAATGGGTAATGGTTGGGTAGGTTCTAATTTACAATTAACAACTCCTGATACTGTATATAACTTTACACATTCAGGTGGATTTACTGATACATTTAACATAGGATTAACAGCTCCAGATCTTATAACGTTTAAGTTTTTCATTAGTGCTCAGGCTTCTTTAACAACTATAGAGTGTGGGTTTACTTTGATTAACCCAGAAGGAAATATCCTTATAGATATTCAACCTCCTTTTATACAACCTTTATTACCGTATAATGTAATTACAAATTGTGGTAATACTTGTATAGAAAAGGTATTTGGATGTTTAGATGCATTGGCAGTAAATTATAGTGATTCAGCTAATACAAGTGATAATAGTTGTTATTACTTTCCAGGATGTGCTAATTCATCTTTCTTAGAATATTATAGTCAAGGATTTACTGCTGATTATAATGATGGTTCTTGTCAAACACAAGCTGTTTGGGGTTGTGTAGATACTACTGCTTTTAACTACGATCCATTAGCAAATATTGACAACGGTGGTTGTGTAGCCGTAGTCTTTGGTTGTATGCAACCTTTAGCGTTTAACTATAACCCACAAGCTAATACGCCTGATACTTGTATTGCTATTGTATATGGATGTATGAGCCAATTAGCTATTAATTACGGCCCACTAGCTAATACAGATGATGGAAGTTGTATAGGAATAGTGTTAGGATGTACTGATAGTACTATGTGGAATTATTCACCTAGCGCAAATACAGATGATGGGGGGTGTTTACCTTACGTTTATGGGTGTACAGATGCAACAATGTTTAATTATAATGCCTCAGCAAATACTGACAATGGATCTTGCATAGAGCATGTTTATGGATGTATGGATACTACTGCTTTTAATTATGATCCTTTAGCTAATACAGACAACAGTTCTTGTATTGCATTTATATATGGTTGTACAAACCCAATTGCATTAAATTATGATGCTTCAGCTAATACTGATGATTTCAGTTGTATACTACCAATTTATGGTTGTATGGACTCTACGGCATTTAACTACAACCCACTAGCAAACGTAGATAACGGTAGTTGTATTCCTGTTATTTTAGGATGTACAGATCCACTTGCATTGAATTATTGTGATTCATGCAATACAGATAATTTTAGTTGTGTACTACCTATATATGGTTGTACTGACAGTATAATGTTTAATTTTAACCCTTTAGCAAATGTTGATAATAATTCTTGTATACCTTTTATCTATGGCTGCACTGACCCTAGTATGCTTAACTACAATGCCCAAGCTAATACAGAAGATTTCTCTTGTATTGCTTATATTTATGGGTGTATGGATAGCACTGCTCTTAATTACGATTCAACAGCTAATACTGATAATGGTTCGTGTGTGGATGTGGTTCAAGGTTGTATGGACCAAACAGCCTATAACTATGACCCAATTGCTAATACGCCTGACAGTCTTAGCTGTAATTATGATGCTGGTTGTATTACAGGTCCTGGTATACCTTATTGGTTAAATGACCTTTGTTATGCATGGGTCATTGAAGTAGATGAGTATTGTTGTGATAATGAATGGGATGAAATCTGTCAATTAACATATGAACATTGCTCAAGTAATTGGACCACTTCGTTACCTAAACGAGCAGAAAAGAAAAATTTAATAATGACCACAGATCTATTAGGTAGGCCTGTAGATAATATTAAGAATCAAATTATATTATATATATATGATGATGGAAGTGTGACTAGAAAAGTAAAAATTAATAACAAATAATAAAAATAGAAATTATGGCAAAATTATCAGCAAGATTAACGTTAACCAGTACAGACTGGCATACAGACTCCTTAAGCATCAACCAGACAGCAAACATAGTAGCGTCTGGAGATGAGCAAGCTATAGGAAGATACACAACAAGTACAACAGCTTCTAAGATACCAGTAGGTGTTTTGGACTCTACAGACAAGAAAGCATATATTTATCTTAAAAATTTAAGCACTGACACATCAGAAAAGCTAATAGTAGCAGAAGATAATAGCGGGTCTGTAGGAGAAACATTTGCAGTGTTAGGTTCAGGAGAATGGATGTTCTTTCCTTATGGAGGAAATGATTATCTTTGGGTAGAATCAGCATCGGGAACTCCTGTAATAGAGTATGCAGTATTTGAAGCGTAGTAAAAATAATTAATAACAATTAAAATAAATAAGAATGGCAACAGTAAAAGTAAAATTAACTATAACGTCGACAGATTTAACAACAGACTCGTTAAGTGTAGAGAACAATCAAAGTTTAACCTGTACACAAGGAGGTATTATTAGGTATGCGGTAACAGGCACAACAGCAGGTGCGGCTAGTACTTTATACACAGCTAACGATCAAACTGGTCCAGTATGGTTGTACCTTAAAAATACAGATACGACAGCTTCTAATTATGTGTATATATTTACAGATGACTCTGATGATACTAACTTTGTAAAATTAGCAGGATCAGAGTCTATTTGGCTTACACTTAATAAAGAAGCAACGTATAAGACTTATGTACAGTCAGCGGAGACAATTATTGAGTACGGAGTATTTGCATAGAAATATGGAAAGAATAAGTAAACATGTAAGTTGGAAAGAAGCAACTTATAGTAGAACAGGTGATAGATTGAATTTGGATAATACTCCTAATGAAGATCAAATTAAATGCATGAAAGATATTGCAGAGAATATATTTGAACCTTTAAGAGAGTGGGCTGGAGGTCCTATAAAAATAAACAGTATGTTTAGAGGAGAGCCAGTTAACACTGCAATAGGAGGATCTAAAAACTCACAGCATATGAAAGGTCAAGCTATGGATATAGATGATACATTTAAGTATAAAACAAATGCTGAAGTGTATTATTATATAAAAGAAAATTTAGATTTTGATCAAATGGTGTGGGAATTTGGCACAGATAAAAATCCTAATTGGATACATGTTAGTTATGTAACTCACAGACCTAATAGAAAGAAATTGACAGTAGCACTAAAAAAGAACGGTAAAACTGTTTATGAAAATAGAAGCGTATAATATATGGCAGTATATAAAACTAAATTTTGTAGGATTGGGTATAACCCTGAGATAACAACTAGTACAGACCCTGAAAGTGTTTGTAGTGGGTTAGGTCTTAATGGTAATGGATACTATAAGTTTCCTATTAGTGTGCCTAGGACTTTAACTAATGACAGTTTATATACTAGAACATACTTTATATCTAGCTCTAGTATTCTTGATACAGGGTATGGAAATTATGATGAAGGACAAGAAGTAGTTGAAGATAGGCATGGAGACAAAGGAGCTATAGAAGTTAGAATTACAGGACTCACATCTTCGTATCGTATTCAAACAGAAACAGTTAGATTGGCTGGACAAATCCCTGTAAAATTAGCTAAGCACTATAAGAGGATAAATGATATAAAAGTAATTACATCGGGAAGATTGTTAAAAAATCAAGGAGATATTTATATTACAGCTTTAGATGACGCTAGACAGTATAATATAATAGATATAAACGATTTTGTTTCTTCAGGAGTTCCGATAGCCACTCAAAATATTTACGCTAAGATTATAGCAGAAGAAGGAAAGATGTTAAGTTCTCATTATACAGTTCCTAGCGCCCACAGTTTGTATATACATAGTATTAAACTACAGACAAGTGCACTATACGTATGTACCTGGAGTTTAAAAGCCGGAATACATGGAGCGTTACAAACTATATATAAAGGTAGGATACCAAATACGTTTGAAGCTCAAAATCAACCAGCTTTAATTTTTGATGACCCTTATTTATTTCCTGCTGGGACTGATATAAATATAGATATTGAAACTGTATTAGGAACTGTAGCTGTAACGACGGTAGTCGAAGGGTATTTGATAGACCAAAGCCTATTACAAATTGAAAATCAAGAAAGGGAAAAAGCAAGAGCTGACGTGCTTAACCATCCAGAGTTAGCAAGCATAACTCCGCTAGTAAGTATAGATATAATCAAAGAAGAAGAATCATATGGAGAGGACACTATTGTTCCTGAAGAGTACAGAGACGTGGTTACATATACGGATGAGATTGCGGGCAGTCAAGAAGAAGAAAGAGAAGAACGTGTTATTAAAGAGAAAGAAAAATTAAAATAAAAAATATGAGTATATTAGGAAAAATATTTTCAACAGGAGCTACTGAGCTAGTTAAAGGAGTGGGTGGAGTTATAGATAGTCTACACACATCTGATGAAGAAAAGTTAGCTGCTGAACAAAAAATTAAAGAACTTATAGCTAGTTATGAAGTTCAAATGGAAAAAGAAATAAGCTCAAGATGGGAGGCAGACATGAAGTCTGATTCTTGGTTAAGTAAGAATGTAAGACCATTAGTGTTAATATTTTTGGTGATAAGTACTGTATTATTAATATTTATTGACGCAGGAGTTATTAACTTTGTGGTCGAAGCAAAATGGACAGATTTATTACAATTAGTATTGATAACTGTAATAGGTGCATACTTTGGTGGTCGCTCACTTGAAAAAGCCAAAAAGTAGTAACTAACTAAATATATATATATGACAAAAGATGAAATCAAGGCCTTTTTGAAAGACAGGCCTGGCTACCTTAAAGAAGGTGCTGAACGTCTTTCTGAGCGTTTAGACTGCAGTGTTGAAGCATGCAGGCACGCACTAAAAGAAGGTAGAATAGAAGCAAAGGGAAGTGATTTTGATTTAGATAATGTAAGTAAATCTGAAATCACTGAGTTTAAAAAGTTCTTAGACAGTAACGGTATATCAGAAGAAGATGTTAAATCAGTTAAATACTGGCAAAACATGGGAGGTGAAAGTAGGTTTTCTGTAGTTACAAAAGGAGAGGACAATATAATGAAAGAGGTTAAAGAAGAGATTCTGGAAACTCTTAAACAATATAGTCCTAAAGTTGAGAGAAAGTATGAGCCAGTAGAAGACCCTATAGTGTATGAGATATCTTTACCAGATATACATTATGGAAAACTAGATGGACAAACTTTAGATGAAGCTGAAAATGTTTATATGGATACTATAAAAGATCTTATGAATAAGGCATCAGGCTTGAAGATAGAAAGGATTCTTTTACCTATAGGTAATGACGGTATGAATTCAGAAGGGTACTCAAGAGCCACTACTAAAGGAACATCTCAACATGATTCCGCGGGATGGCAAGAAACGTTTATTGGATATTGTAATTTAATGGTACGAGCAATAAACTTTTTAGCTAGAACAGCTCCTGTAGATGTGATTGTTATACAAGGTAATCATGACTACGAAAGAATGTTTTATTCAGGAGAGTTTTTAAGAGCTTTTTATATAAATGATGAAGGAGTTACAATAGATAATAATTATGACTCTAGAAAATATTATAAATATGGGACAAATATGATTATGTTTACGCACGGAGATAAAGAGAAAAAAGCAGAGATGCCATTAATTATGGCTACAGAGCAGCCTGAAATGTTTGCGCAAACTACTCACAGAGAAGTTCATTGTGGCCACTTACATAAAGAGATGGTTAATGAGTACAGGGGAATTAAAGTTAGATTTATTCCTTCTATTTGTGGTAATGATGAATGGCATAAAATGATGGGATACGAGGCTAAACGTACAGGACAGGCACATATTTGGAATAAACTACGCGGATACGAAGGATATTTACAAACTAACGTTTAAAAATTATGACATTAAATGAGATTGCATACAATATTTTAAATACTTATCGAGGAGGTAGGTCAAATCACAATGACCATATTTCCTTAGATCAAGTTAAATTTACTATAAAGTATTATAGAGCTATGATGATTAGAAGAGACATGGCTAAACACGGATTTGTTTCTAATGGAGTCGAGCAAGATTTAAAGTGTTTAGAATTAGAAAAGATAGATGCTTCTAAATGTTGCAATCTCAAAACTAGTTGTGATGTATTCAGAACTAAAATGCCTTTACCTAAATTTATAAGATTAAATTTTAATGACGCAATTACATATGCAGGAGATATAACAGGGTTAGGAAGTTATCAAATAGTAGAGCCTCATATGGTTAAGTTCTTGCCTTGGGATAAATATACCGCAGATAGAAAGAAAGTGTATATTTTAGAGAACTACCTTTATTTATATAATGCAGATGGAGATGGTATGATTAATGTAAGGGGTATTTTTGAAGATCCTGAAAAATTAAATATATATAATAATTGTGACGGAGCAGTGTGTTATGATGATAACTCAGAATATCCTTTACCAATGGATATGCTTCAAATGCTAACTGCTGGAATACTTAATGGAGAGATGAAAATGCTTGCTGTAACAAGTAGTGACACTACAAATGATGCAGCACAAGATACTCCAGGGCAAATACCGCCACAATCTAAATCACAACAATAATGACTTATTTATTAGACGACATATATAAAGATTATAAAGCTAATAAAAGTGAGCCGCTTGATAGTAAATTGTTTAGAGCTATATGTTCTGAATTTAATATTAAAGTTATTGAGCATATATTAAAAGGACACAAAGTTAATTTAGGGAACAACTTATCATCTATAAGTATTAAAAGAGTCGAAAGAAATAACTCTAAACCTACTATAGATTGGGGTGAGTCTAATACATATAAGAGAGAGCTTTTAGAAGAAGGTGTTGAGTTATATGACAATGCAACTAAGAAAGGAACTAAATGGCATATCTACTATACAGATAAAGATTTTTATAGATATACTTGGAATAAAGGTAAATGTAAAATACCCAATAAATCTGTATATAAATTTGTGCCCACTAGAGGAGTTAAAGGTAATAAAGAAAAATTAACAAATTTACTTAAGCAAGATGATTTAGCTTATTTAAAATTTAAAAAGAATTAAATATGATTTATAAAAATAAGTCTTCTCAAACAATAATTAGAAAAGTATTTAGAGATTTAAAACCTACTAATGATAATTGGACTGATGATGCTATTGAGTGGATAGGTGAAGCTTTAGAGCATATAGGGGCAAGCCCTCAACTAGTTACGAAGAATACAATCTTAACAGCAGTTGATTATAAAGTTGCTATGCCAGCTGACTTATATTATGTAAATCAAGTTTCTATTAATGTTGGTATAACTCCTAATACAACAACTGAGCTTGATTCTGTTCTTGCTAAAATAAAAGTAATTAATGATAGCTTAGCTGTTAACCCTAATCAAGATTTAAATCACGAGTTAAGAGATTTAAACAATCAAGTAGCAATTCTTAGTGGTATATATTTTGCTGATACAAATTCTAGCAATCTTAAAACTTTATCATATGGAAGACCTACATTTAGAAAAGACATACACTCTTTAGGGTGTGATAATGAATTTTCTGATTTTTCAGAATCTTATGTAATAGAAAATAATTTAATTAAAACCTCTTTTAAAGATGGGAAGCTATGTTTAAGCTACACAGCCTTTCCTTTAGATGAAGATTGCTATCCTTTAATACCAGATGACATTAGTTTTTCAGAAGCTTTGTTTTGGTATATATATAAAAAACTATTATTAGGGGGGTACGCACCCAACCATAATGGTATGACATATCAAGTTGCTGAAGGGCAATGGAAGTACTATTGTACACAAGCTAGAAATAATGCTAATTTCCCTGATATTGCAGGATATGAATCTTTCTTAAATCAGTGGGTTAGATTAGTTCCTAATATGAATAGATTTGATAACAATTTTAGAGATATAAATAAACGCGAAGACTTAGTAAGAGACTAATATGGCAGAGAAGAAACAAGGCAGCAAACAGCAAAAACTTATTCAAGGCATCAATAGAGATTTAAATCCTATAGATCAATTGCCTGGTACGTATAGGTATGCACTAAATGCTACTACGGGCAGAGATATAGGTGCTATTTCAAATGAGTCAGGGAACCTAACCTACTGCTCAATTACTGCTGACTATGAAGTTATCGGCTCAATAGTTGTGAATGATTTAGCCTCTCAAACAAAGTTTGTTTTGTTTTCTTTTAAAAAATCAGGAAGTGTTTCTGAAATAGGTACAGTAAGTTTATCTGGTGTGTATACTGTTCTTATAAACGACGCCACATCAACAGAGAAGTTTAATTTTAATGATGGGTTTCCTATAGAAGGAGAATATAAAATCAACTCCACAGGAGAAGTTTCAATATATTGGACGGATGATAATAATGTTCCAAGATATATGAATCTTAGTAATGTGCCTGTATCTCCATATAATTTAGATCTTTTTAATTTATTTCCTCAAATAAAATCATATCCTATTGTAGTACTAGATAATATACTGTCTAATGGAGGTGCTCTTAAATTAGGAACTTATCAGTTAGCTATTGCATATATGACAGAAGATGGGGCTGTAACTTCATATTTAGAAATAGGTAATCCTGTATATATAAATGATGAGAATGAGGCTGCTGCGGCAGAGCCTGTAAATTCTTGGGGATCTACCAACCTCTTAAACGATGGTGTGTATAATGGAGGTGCAGGGGGTATAGGAACATCTAAAGCTATTAGATGGTCTGTGCGGCAGTTAGATTTAGATTATAAATTTATTCAACCTTGTATTATAAGAGTAATAGACAACATTCAGGATGCAGTTACTATTGACAAAGTGCACATCAACACTCTAGTAGGAGGTTTAACATATGTATACTTTACAGGATTAGAACAAGCTGCATCAGAGATAATAGGTGCTGTTCAAGTTCCTAAAGAAGCTTACACTAAAGCAAAATCAGTTGCGCAAGTAGATGATGTATTATACTGGGGAAATTTAGAAAAAAATAGAACTGATATTGGGTATCAAAAATATGCAAATAGTATACAAATACACAAAGCTCAAGTAAACTCTAGTCATGATTCAACTACTGGGTCGACAACAATATGGCACTTGCCATATGATACTAACATACCTATGGACAGGTTTGCTTTAAAAGGTAATCGCTATGCTAGTACATTAAAAGGATATAAAAGAGGAGAGGTATATGCATTCTATATTACTTGGGTGTTGAAAGATGGTACAGAAAGTGTTGCTTATCATATACCAGGTAGAAGAGCTCAAAATACGTGGAAATGGTTTGAAAATGGAACGTGGGATGCAGATGGAGGAATGATGGAGAATGATATAGTTGATACAGTAACACAAACAACATCAAATACTGATCATCCTTGGATAAGTCAAATACCACATTTAGGAGGTCAAAGCCTATATTATTTTACTGATTTTTCCGCTGGAAGTATTTATAGCAATAATGGAATGAGAGGTTTTGGTTATTGGGAAAATCAAACTGAAACGTATCCTACTATAGCCCAGGATGTAGATATAGATGGTAATTATGCAGGTAATTTTGAAGAATGGATTGTAGATGGGTCTGGTAATTCTGTGGAAGTTGCAGGATCTACAGGTCTGCACGGTGAACTAGTTAGGCATCATCATTTTCCTGCAGATGGCGCTTATGCTGAAAGCGGATTCCATGGAGACGCTGCCAGTGGTAACCCAGAATCGCATCAAACTCTTAATCCTCTAGGGATCCGTATTAATGATGTTCCAGTACCTGCAGAGATTATAGATTTAGTTGTTGCTTATAAAATATATTATTTAGAAAAAACTACAAACGAAAAAGTTTGTGTTGATTACGCTCCAATACAAGGAGGTAGAGAAAATGGAGGTAAACATTTTGATAACTTTGGGTCTGTATGGGTATGCTTTCCTCATCAATGGCTAGATGACACGGGCACTGCTGGTACACCTGGGTTAAATGAAGTACCTACTCCCTTTTTTACAGCCTTACCTTTAGACTCAATGTTAAGTGGAGATTCTATTGCTTCTATAGATTGGGTGCAAATTGAACCATCGGCGTATCAAATAATTGGAGATGGATTTTCTATTTGGCAAGTATCTTCTGATGGTGTAACTTTTGGTAACAGGCAAAATGAAACGCACTTGAGTTATGATTTTTGTAAACATAATCAGGTGAATATTGGAGGGTCTCCACCCTATCATAGGTCATTTGCTATTAGAGGTAAGTCTCGTGTACCTGGAGGAGCTATTATGATGCCTTCTGGGTTTACTAATACTGTAGATAATCAAAATGGAACTGAATGTCTTGCATTCGAGATGTATGATACTTGGGAGTTTGATAATTGGTTTCATGATGCTAGTATACATACTGATACATACACATCCTTATTAACTACAACAAATCAGATAAATAAATCTACAGCTATATATCATAATCAAGCTAATTTTTATTCGTTAAAGTTAAATGTTCATTTAGGATTTAATAACCAAACTCAATTTGTATATACAGGATATGCACAAAATATTATTGACCCCGGTGGAGGTTTAGGATATATACACAATCCAAATTCTTTAGCTTCGTGGGAGGGTACTGGAAATATCTGCATGGGAGGAGATATTTTTCTTGGGTATTATTCATACGACAGATATAGAAAATCATCTAGATACACTACTAATCCAACTGGTGGTTCAAACTACTATCAACATATCTTAGGAGGAGGGACGCCGTTTAGTCATGATGAATTATTTGCACCATCATCGACAAGACTTATAAATAATGACAAGATTTGGGATTATTCAGGGTATGTTTTTATGACTGAGTCTAGACATAATCCGTATATGAGACATACTGACTCAGATGGTACCGCTTACTATCCGTCTTATCCTATTAGCCATTCTTTACTAATGGATCATGAAGCCCCAACTAAAAAACTAGCTGCATATAATTTAGATTTTAATAAATTAAACATGACTAGGCTTGTGCAGGCTTTTGATAAAGATGAGCCTTTACAAAGTTTTACAGATTTTCCTACCAGAATAATAAGAAGTATTAAATATAACCAGTCAGGATTAAGAGATAATTTTAGGGTTTACTTACCTGAAGATTATAGAGATCTTCCTAGGCATAGAGGTGAGCTGTGGAAAGTTAAATCTTGGAATAATGTTGTAGTTCCGCATATGGAACGTGCAATGTATCTTACTAAAGGTAAAGAAACTTTACAAGTGTCAGACGCTTCTGAGGCTTTTCTTGGTACTGGAGATTTATTTGAAAAAGATCCTGCAGAAATACTACTTACTGATCGAGGTTATGGTGGTAGCGGTAGTCAATGGGGAGCCATATCTTCTGAGTTTGGATACTTTTTTGCAGACAAAGATGCAGGAAAAGTATTTTTAATGGGCGAAAAACTTGAAGAAGTTTCTGCACATGGATTAAAACATTTTTTTGCAGAGCATCTTCAAACTGGCTCAGAGTTAACTCAGTATGGATTGCCGCATAATTATGATAATCCTATTAAAGGAATAGGTATAATTGCTACGTACGACCCTTCTCTTAAAAGATTTATATTAACTAAAAAAGATTTAAAGCAAAACCCAGACGCTAGTTGGTCTGGTGTTTATTATGATCCTAATACAAGATGGTTCAAAAAAGCGGGACTTGGAAGTTTATGGTTACAATACTTTAAACGACATAGAGAGTGGACGGCATCATATGATCCTCAAACTAAAGCATGGGTATCTTTTCATAGTTATAAACCTGCACACTATTTAACTGGGCTAAATAGGTTTTATAGTATAGAAGGGGAAACTTTTGATAGTACTACTAATTTTAATAATAAAGTGTGGGTGCATCAACCTCCACAAGCATCTATAATTAACCAAACTCCTGGGCGGTTCTATAATACAAATTACGGGTTTATGGTAGACTACATTGATAATGTAAGTCCTGAGTTAACAAAAACATATAAATCTATTAACTGGGTAGCTACTCATCAAGACGTAGTTACAGGAGGTTATAGAGATCAGCCTCTTACTCCTCCAGTATCTTTCTTTCAGATCTACAATTCAAGACAGTTGTCTCAACTACTTCCTTATGAAGAAGGAGTTAATGGCAGAAGGAAAGAAAGATCTTGGGTTTTCAATGGCTTTAGGGATGATGCAGATTACTCTGTACTTAATTCACCACCTTCTAGTGAGCCTATGGTTAATAACTATATTCAGCCTAGCACATGGCCAGACACATCATCAATTGGGGCAGGGGATGAAGAAGATTGGTTACCTGGATTTAACACTGATTACTTATCAACCACTAAAGAATGGCACGAAAGAAGTAAATTTACAGATAAATGGTTAGGAATTAGATATTATTATCATAATATACAAAATAATTTTGTATCTTTGTACTCGGTAGATGCATATAAAAAAATAAGTTATAGATAATGGCAGAGATTTTCTCATATAATAATTTACTAGATAAGACCAATCAAAAGCGTAGTTCTTATTGGACTGGTAAAAGAGCAGACGATTTATACTCTTTAAATCAAGGGTATCAAAACGAAATAACGGCGTTAAATACTACAGGCCAACAACAATCACAACTTGATTTTTACGGAGATCAACGAAGAAAGGGAATAGGAAACAAAGCTCAGCTATGGGCATTTAACCAATACAAAGGCAAAAACCTTAAGACTACTGCTGAAAATCTAAATGACCCTACAAAGTTGTGGGGGGTAAATAATCCAGAGAATGCTGGTAAATGGTGGAATACTTCATCTAGCAGCACTTTTAAACCAACACCTAAGTTTAATGCTGTTGATGTAACTAAACTTAGCGAAGCAGATCAACTTCTATTTAAGTCAGGTACGGCACCAAAAGGCATGCAAATTGTAGATGGAAAACTAGTTACAAAGAATGCTGAGTGGACTGCTAGTAAAGGGATGGCAAATTGGGGTAATAAATTAGCAGGTAGTCAATACTCACAAGCTGTGACTGGTTTATCTGGATTTGCAACTGGGGTTGGAGTTGTTGGGGCTGCTACAAAATATTTAGCTGATGATAAAGATCCTACTACCTATACAAATAATGAGGCGGCAGGAGATGCTATGTCTTGGGGTTCAACAGCATTTCAGGTGGCTATGATGATACCTGGAGCAGGGCCTATATTAGCTATACCGGCAGCAATTGCAGCTGCTTTAATTTCTACAAGCGCTGGTAAAAAAGCAGCTAAAAAAGCTGGAGAAAGAAAAGATGCTCTTAAAAAACAATATGACAATAAAGTGTTAGCGTTTCAAAGAGGGCAAAGAAAGATGAATACAATTCAAGGTACTCAACCTTTATCGTATAACTGGTGGAACACTAAATACTCATAAAATATGTCTAAATTAAATTTTAATATAATAGGACAAGGAAGCTATAAGAAAACAGGGCCGCGCTCTGGTAAATTCTATGGACCTAAACACGCTAACAATGGAATTAAAACGCAGATTGGTAGAAACGGTGGAATGATTGAAGTAGAAGGTGGAGAGTCTGTAGGCGAGGTTAATACTAATCAAGGTAGGCAGCCTTTTATTTTTTCAGAGTATGTAAAAAGAAGAGGAGGTGCTTCCTATGCAGATGAGTTTGACTCGCTAATTAACTCAAATGCACCACAAACGCAAGTCGACGCGTTAGCGGCAGAACAAGACAGTAAAGCTAAAAGACAATCAGGCGATATACAAGTAACTCCCGCACAAAGAGGGGGCGCTTATAACAATTTAACTAATACAGATATGAATAATAAAAACAATCGTGGCCACTACGGAGGTATAATGAAATACGGATATGGAGGTAAAATGAAATATAACACAGGTGGTCATGTATACTCAGGCGAAGGGGATGATGTTGGTCCTGCTATAAAAAGAGCGAGAGGAATGCGACAACTTGTACAAGGAGAAGTTGATGAAAGGACTTGGGTGGATAAATATATAGCGCAACCTCTTACTTGGTTAGGAGGCCAAGTAAATAGAGGTAATAGAATAGCACAAGGGATGTCGATGGGAGGAGAGAGTCCAGAGGACGCATGGAACAACAGTAATACTTGGAGTAATGATCAAACTGATTACAGGTCCTTTGTTTCTAGTGAAGATCAAGAAGCTATGGGGTATGGGCAAAGAGGTGGAGTTATGAATTCTTTACAACCAATGCAAGGTATGCAAGGCGTGCCGTCGGATAATCCAGCAATGTTAGGACAAAGAGTCATGAGGTATGGGGGCGCTTATAAATATCAAGGAGATACATCTAGTAATATAATGCCTTTAGATATGGAGTCAAATTCAGGAGAAGGAGTAGAAAGAGCTATGCCGCCAATGCAACAAGAGCAAGGAGCACAGGGGCCAATGCCTCCGCAAAGTCAAGGAACTGTTGAGCAAATGATGGGTATGTTAAAGTTTTCTGGAGGACTAGGTGTTGAATCATTACCACAAGAAGCGCAAGATAAAGTTAGAATGGATTTTGAAAACATGTCTAACGAAGAACAAATGCAATGGATTAACTTTATGACTAATGGTCCTCAAAAAGATCTAGATACCCCTAGACCAACTATGCCTACAAGAACAGATAAAGAAGCAGAATTAATTAATAGAATTATGCAAGAACAAGGAGGATCTGGATACTCCCCTACTCCTAGTGGAAATCAGGAGATGATGGATCTTTCTCAAGACACGAATATGAAAAAAGGAGGCTTCATAGGAAGGGTTATGAAATACTAAAATATAATTATGGCAGATCTAAATAGTTTAATACAACAAAGAAAAATACTAAGAAAGTATCAGGGTGAAACTAATACTAATATAGTTGAAGAAACTCCTGAGACAGGATTTGAAAGCGGTATGGGTAGCGCAGCTACTCCTATACAGTTACCAGAAGTTCCAGTTTCAACATCAAGATACCCAACTACTTATCATACAGAGGATGACGAGGCAGCGTACGAAACATTAGATGGTAGACTAAATAGGTATAATACTATGTGGTCTGCAGGAACTATTCCAGAGGTTCCTTTTGGTACCGCAGAATATGGATATAAAAATCAATATTCTAATGGTATGTATTTACAGGGAGATGAGTTTACTTTTGACATTACTAAAGCAACGCATGTTGCAGGCATACGAACAAATAATGAAGGTGAAGACGAAAGGTTATCAATTCCTATTAATGAATATTTATATGGAAGAGTTGAAACGCAAGAAGACCGTGACAACATGTCCTTGCAAAGTGAGAAAGAAAGAGAAATCTTAGCTATTGGGAATGCTCCTAATAAAAGCGACTATAACTTTGCTTTAGAAGGAGAGCTTAAAAGATTCCAAGAAGATTTGAATGTGTATCAGGATAAACAGATAGATTATATATACACAAAAGGTAATGAAAAAGGAGAAGGATTTTATAAAGATAATAATGGTAATTGGGTAAAGCCTTCGTATACAGAAATAAAAAACGCATATCAGAATTTAATTAACCAAGAAACTACTAAAGAGAATCAATTAGGAGTTGACGCAGGAGTAAGATCAGATGGAACGCCTGTTACCTCAGGTAAAAATAAAGGTATTCTTTCAAGTATATTTGGAGGTGACGCTAACAAATCTTTAGCAGCTGTTGCAGGTGTGTTAGTTGCAGATGATGCTACAGTTATAGGAGTTGTTGATGATGTTCTTATTCCACTTGTAGGAGCAGCTATGGCTGTTGAATCAGCATCAGCAATTCCATGGGGAGAGATTTGGGATCAAACCACATCTACAGGCGCTTACTCTGATTTGTCAGTATCAGCTCAAAATACTTTAAAATCAAATTTTGAAACTTTAACTCAAACTGCATTAGGAGAAAGAATATGGACAACGCAGAATAACATGCAAGGTATTATGGTGCCTACAGCGCAAGGAGAAGTGTTTATGTCTAGAGAACAAATAGCTAAAGTAGTACCTTATGCTTCAGCAAATCAAATGACAGATGCTGATCGTGCTTACGAAGATGCATACCCAAGTGGAAAGGTAGAAGATGGGCCTCAGGAAGTAGATGAAGCTGGGAATGTAGTATTTGAAGGTGAAACTACGATGACTGCTACTGGGCCGCCACCAGCACCACCAGAAGACAATAAAGACCCTGAGAAAGAAAAAGGATGGAGACAAAGACTAGCTAAATCTAAAGATTGGGGTAGCGATAAAGTATCAAGATTTAATAAACTAAGAGAAGGATTTCAAAAGTGGACAGGAGGAAAGTATTGGAGGCAAGTAGCAAAAACTCCATGGAAAGATCAGGGCGCATTAAATAATATGATGAAAGTTATAACCATGAAGACTGGTCAAAATATGGTTACTAGATATAGTACTCGTATAAGTTTACTTTTAGCGACTCCTGGTGGAAGAGAATTTGTTTTTGGTAAAGATGCAGGTGATATATGGTCTGAAGAAAGTCAACAGTTTATATCAGAGTTTGATAAAATTATGCAATCTAATAGTTCAGATGCAGACAAGAACAAACAAAAACAAGATTTATTTGACAGTAAAGGAGAGCACTATTTTCAAGACTCTGTAGATTTTCAGAATCTGAGAGCCTATTATCCAGAAGATGAAATCATAGAATTTGAGTCTGGATATAAAGCAAAGAGAGATGAATTTGGAGATGTTTTCAGTTACGAAAGTGGGAATTGGCATACTTTTGATGATGATAATGATGGAACTGTTAATTATCTTGACGCAGATTATACAGGTCCAGGTACTGAAGGTAAGGTATATGATCAAACGGAGCAAGAGTGGATAGAGAAAAAGCAACGTGGAGGCTTTGTAAATCCAAACGCACAAACACCTCAGTTTGTACAAGAGTTTAAAAAAGGAGGTCTTTTAAAATACCAAGGAGGTCAAGCAACTGGGCTTCCTGAAGGATATACAGGAGTTGAATCTCCATACCCAGCAATTAGTACTCCTGATAATACTTATGCAGGTATGATAGATTATGGAGGGTTTACACAACCTGGTATGGCAGATCTTAATAAGTATGGATTTCAAAACTATGACTCTTGGAGGTCTTTTATGAAACAACAAAAAGACTTTAGTAAATATGATTGGGATAACACTACTCATTGGGGTAAACAACATCAAGGCGCTTGGGAATGGACAACATCAAATAGAACAGCAGGAACTCCTGCAACTGATGACGTTATTGTTGAGGGTAATAATGCTGTAAATAGAAGTTGTGGAAAGGGAATGATGGATGATGGTAATGGAAATTGTATACCTAGACCACCAGAGAATAGCTTTACTAATGGCGGAGGAGATAACCCAGAGTTAAAAACAAATAAATGGGCAGGAGCATTTAAAATGGCTGGAGATTTAGGTATGAGTGTTATACCGGCCATTACAGCTTGGAATCAAGCAAACTTAATGGAAGGCGAAGTAGGAGAATTTGGAGCAGTTCCAGATATAGAGTCTCCTATTGTAAATATAAAAGCTCCTGTAAAAGAAGTAGATCAACAAATAGCTACAACTAATGAAGATGCTGTAATGACGGCTAATTTACTAAAAGAAAAAGGAGCAAGCGCTGCAGCAATACTATCAGTAGAAAAGAAAAGAAGAGAAGCTGTGAGGGGGTTAGAAGCTCAGAAGCAAGATCTATTAATGAAAGCTGATAATGAAGGTAAAAAATTAACGGCTGGTTATTATATGGATGCTGAAAAACAAAATCAAGTTAAAAACATTAAAATGAAACTTGAGGAGATGGACTTTAGAACAGCTACTAAGAAAGCTAAGATTGATATAATGGATAACTTAATGAAAACTATATCAGGAGTTGTATTAGATTCTAGAAAAATGTACTCAGATAAAAATATAATGGCAATGGTATCAACAGCTTTAACAGCTGGTACTGGTATGACGGAAAGACAAACTATGATTAAACTTATGAACTCTATGGGCATTACAGAAGATATGATTAGAAATGCTGGAGGTGGTGAACTTTATGAGGATAAAAAAGAATAATTAAATATGGCAAGTAAATACGATATAACAAGTGGACTATCTGATTATGAATCTCTATATTATGATGTAGGTGTAGATAAATATATTGAAGGAGTTAAATCTTTAAGAGATACATATGATAAAAATGTAGCAGGAACTTCTTTGTTAAAAGAAGGTGTAGCTCAAATGAACTTTATGCCAGGAGATGAATATGGTAGAACGTATTTAGAAGAGGGAATAGAAAATATATTAGGCTCTGCAATGCAAGCACCTGAAGAGGCTACATCTAGTGTAAATAAAGCTATGCAATTTTATACATCAGATTCTAAAGCTGCTGCTTTTAGAAGGAACGCTGCAGAATATGAAATAACTAAACAGATGGCTATACAAACTCCTGGTGGATTTTCTAGTATGATTATGTTTGGCCAAGACCCTAATTATTTTAGAACATTAAATGATGATGGTAGTATAAACAAATATCAACATCAAGCTGAAGGGAGACTAGACCAAGCAGGAGAATTTACACGTTTAGTTGGAACTATAGCTCAACAAGGAGGACGTACAGGTACTATGTATGAAGATATAAATGGAGATGATATTATGGATGTTATATCTGATTACACTACTGCAAAAGGAGTTAGTAATAGTAGAGCAGACAAAATAGTAAAAGATGTAATGGAGCAGTTTGTTTCAAACACTGCTGCAGGAGCTCAAGCTTTAAGAGAACTTACAGACATGGTTAACGGTAAGCCTCCTATAGCTGAAGATAGAGACGAAGCTTTAAAAATATTATACAATAAATTTAGACCACTAATTCAAAATCAAGTTGGGTTTACAGGTGGGGGAAGTAAATGGAGAACGCAAGAAACTGACTCAGGTTCTGACGGAGATATGTTTAAACAACCTTCTATATTATTAGATATTATGAGGGGTAATACAACTACAATAGATAAAGACCAACAAGTTAGTCTAGGTATTGAAGAAGGAACAACTAGTGCTTCTCGTACTAGATTATTATCAAGCTTTGCTTCTATGCCTAGCTTAGGATATCTTAACGATGTTTCAAGTAACCTTGAACTAACTCCAGGGTGGAAACCTTTTGAAGGTTTAAATGACGAGTTAAAAGGTGTTAAAGTTATGGAAATAATGCAGATTGCTAATTTAATACAAACTGGTAGACAAGAAGAAGCTGGAGAGTTAGCTAAAACTCTTCCAGGTTTTGTAGAAGCATATGGTAAGAATAAAGAGCAACTCTTAATAGATATAGAAAAATTTACTAAAACTATTAGCGGATTAGAGGCAGATGAATTGTATGCATCTATGGGTATGATGTATAATTGGGATATGTCTGGAGGTATTCAAGTTCCAGGAGGTAAAGACTTAGAAATAAAGAAAGTTAATGAAGGAGGTAAGACCGTAGTATATACTAAAGTTCCTCATTTTTACACAAATGATCAAGTAGATTTACAAGCACAGAACAGTTGGGGTGATAAAGGTGGGGGTGTAGGACAACCTGGTACTCAGATCTTCTCTATACCTTTTACCGGAGAAGATATAGGGCAGGTAGACATAAACGAACTTAAGTATCCTGGAACAAATGATTTAATATACAGGAAAGGTACGTATAGATTTGGTAATAGCGCTAAAGAAACTGAAGGATATTATGTAGATATATGGATGCCAAAAGAAGTTAATACAAAACTACAAGAAACTCTTGATCAAGATAGAACAAGTATTGGAACAACTGATGCCGCAAAGTCTGCTGCAAATATGAAAGATCAAGTAGGATACTATCAAGATCTGCAAAGAGCAACTACAATAATGACTGCTAACTATTCTAACGATGGAGTATTACCTTATTTGAGTGGTACCGAATTAAAAGAGTTTAACATAAGACCTTATGTCACAAGGGGTAGTAATGATGATAGGATTATTCAAAGCATCATAGGAGCTATTCCTGAAGCAAGCGTTCAGTTTGAAGTGTTAAAAAGTAACGGAAAATACCCTCAAGATATGACGTCTACTAAATATATTTACGGTATCTTGGCCCAAGTTAAGATGGCTGTTTCGCAAAAGATGGATGATAAAACGCGAACTTCTAAGCTGAATAATCTGTACAATCTTTTAACTCAATAAAACTAAATATGAGTAAGACTAAAAAGTTTCAAAATGGAGATATATTGAATCAGAATAATCTTCAATCAAATTCTGTACCTTCCAACGACGCGATAGATTTAACTGGCGCTTCAGACGAACAAGCTATACTATTTAATCAAATAAACAATATATCTTCTTCAGGTGGTGGTAGTCCTTTTACAGGAGTTCCTGGAGTAGATTTAACTAGTGGTTTTAAAGACCCTCTAGTAAGCTACGGTATTACTGACCCTACTATTATAGCGTATGAGGACAGTCCGGAAAGGTATCAAACAAATTTTCAAGGTGACTTTGCAAGTATGATTAATGATCATAGAAATAGAGTTAAAGAGTTTAGGATTATGAAGCTTCAAGACCAATCTGCTTCTTACCAAAACTATATTGATTTAATGGATAAGTATACGGACGATGTTAATTTAATGGCTGAGAGCGGTAGAATTAGCTCACTTGAAGCAGATCAATTAAAACAACAAATAAAAGCTGGAGCTTTTAATGATTTAATCTCTCAAGGATTTGATGATACTTTTAACCAATATATGAATGAGCAATTATTTGGCAGTAAGGATATATCTCAATGGTTAAACAAAGAAGTTATGGGGAAGTTTGTTGATGAGATGTCCAAAAAAAATCAAGAAGAAGTTAAAGCAGGATATAAAGATCAAGGAAGTGGGTTAGCATTTTTAAACACAGCAGACAATTGGGTTAATAGTATATTTGCAGACCAGCCTAAAACTTATGAAGAATTCCAAAAACAATTACTTAAGCTAGGTAAACAGGTTAATGATAAGAAAAGTATGATTGATCAGGAAAGACCTGATTGGACAGGTACTTATGCTGGAGTTAATCCTGAGTGGGCTAATCGAGCTTCAAAATCTAGACTTAATGAAGAGACATTTATGTCTTCTATTCCAATTCTTGGTAAAATAAATGGCCTTTTAGGTCTTGGTAAAAAGACTGATTGGGGTGGAGACAATTATTTTAGATACCAATCTGGAGAAGATTTAGCAGGAACTATGTCTACATTTGAAGGCCATATAATAGCAGGGTTAGGAGCTTTAGCTGTTGGATATGGTGCAAAAAAACTAGGACTGCCTAAATCCACAATAGGAAGACTGCTTACACAGACAGCTCAAATGGGAGCTATAGGGTCAGGTCTAGCATATAGTAGAGAGGCTGAGGGAAGTATGGAGCTTGGAGAATCTTACTGGAGAAAAGTAGACACTGAAATAGCTAGACAACAAGATAAGCTAGGTAGGATTTTATCTGACGAAGAGAAAAGAGAGATACGTGTAAATTCTATGGACGGTATGAGAGACATGCGTGTTAAAAATAGAATGCTTGTTGGTAATGATATGGCACAATTTGCTTTAACTTGGTTTGCTCTTAAAGGATTTAGCAGAACAGCGTTTGGAAGAAACTTTGTTAACAAAGGTCTTTATGGGAGATTAAACGCAACGTATCCAGGTAGAATAGGAATTAATGCTGCTAGATACGGTACGTTTGTTAATATGAACAGACAAATGGAAGGATGGGAAGAAGGCCAACAATGGAAATGGAGTAATGATTTTCTTAGTGGGTACTCTTCAAATCATGGAGTAATGGATTTAGCTGGAGATTTTTGGAGTGATGGTAAGGAAGTAGCTAAAGCTATGATGCCTCACAGTATGCATGATATGATAGGAGCTAATCCTGATATATATAATAACCATGCTTTTAAAGAAGCTGTACAATCAGGTAGAGATATGGGTACTATGATGGTTGCTGGGCCAAGGCTAGGTAGAGGTATTATGGACTATCATAGATTTAGACAAGCAGTTACATCTCTAGGTAAAGACGGAGAAGCGTTTGATGCTGAAGTAGATACTAAGGTTAAAGCAGCTAATATGTTTAAACATTTTAAAGATGGTACTGTTAAACATTTATTATCAGCTATATATAGATCTGCTAGAGAAGGTCTTATGACTGAGCAAGAGGCAGAACAGTCTATTGATTTAATATCAGATGCTAAAGAGCAGTATGATATGTGGGCAGGTCAGAAGCGTTTTGGAGAAAGTATTTATACTTCAGAAATGCAAGACCAATTAGGCATGAGCGGTAGGAAGAGTATTGCTAAATCATTAGGAGGCGTTAAACCTTTAAATGAAATGGAACAATTTGAACTGTTTCAAAATGCTATGCAAGTTGCTAGATTAAAAAAATCTTTAACATCTTTAAATGAAGAGAAACAGTCGTGGTTAGAGAACCAAGAAGAACAATCAGAGTCTTGGTTAGAAAGTGACTTTATGTCCCAAGACGAAAAAGATCAAGTTAGAAATACACTACAAGAAAAAGGTTTAGGTGAAACTCCTTTTGATTTAAAAATAAAAGAATCAGAACAAGAATTAAAAAGTTTACAATTAGAAAGTGTAGATCTTATAGGAGATAGAAATATGCTAACTATGGGGGCTCACGGTATTCAAACTGTAAATAGAAAAAGATATGAAGCTCTTAACAAGTATGAAATAGATTCAGAAGGAAATCCAGAACTAGCATCAGGATTAATGTTTGAGATTGCAGGCCTTGAAAGGTTAAAAACAGAAGGTAAGCTTACTCCAGAAGGAGAGTCTGAATTAAAAGCTTTAAAGCAAGAGGCGGAGATGGAACAATATGAAATGATTGTAGAAGCTTCTGAAGTTAAAAGGCTTCGTAAGCAGCAAAAATTAAAAAGAAGTCTTGCTTTATATAATGCATCTACTATATCCCAATTAATGACAGAAGATCCTAAAGGTAATTTAGGGACTATACTTGAGGAAATGTTAGACAGAAACATTAAGATAGATAACATAACTTTAGATGAGGTTAGTAAACTACAACGATACTATCATCATTACTCTAAGAAAATGGAAGCTTCTTTACAAGAGGCCCAAGGCCAAAGATTTATGCTAGGAGCTGATAAAATGACTACTGAAAAAGTAGAAAGATTAAAAAGCTTAAGACAATTTAAAGAAGAAGGAAGTATTACAGAAGAGCAGGAGAGAGAACTTGCTACACTAGCTAATGAAGCAGAACAAAGTTTTAATATAAATAAACTTCAAGAAGCAATAGACAGTCAGCAAGAAGCTACTAATGATGCTAAAAAAACTTCTGAGTTAATTAAAAAGTTTAGAAATAGAAGAGATAAAGATGGTGGCTACTCTCAATTCTTAATGGATGATTCAGAGTTTGGAGAACTTACAGATGATCAATATAAAAAAATGGTTGCAGACCAATTTATATTTGACAATTTAGAATACATACAATCTAATGTAGAAGCTAATGAAACTTTTTCAGATCAGAATATAGTAGAAAGAGCTCTTAAAGGTTTAAAGAAATTAAAAAATATTTTTACTCTAAGAGACAGAGAGCAGAACCCGTGGATTACTGATGAGTTGCTAGCACAGATAGACACAAATATAGATAAGCTAGAAGAATATCTTACAGTTGTAACAGACAGAGTTAATGATAGAACTAGGGACCAATATCTATATGAAAACGATGTCTTTAATTCTTTAATGGATGTAATAGGTTTTGACTTCGAGAATCTAGAAGCTAAGACTCAAATGGCTGAAGATATAGAAAGAGCAATTGGAGCTGAGAATGTAATTAAATGGAGAGAAGATGTAAAATCTGGTAAACTTTCTGATAAGCACGCTGCAGCTTTATTGTTAATACAGATGGCACTCGAATCTAAAATAGACACAAGCATATCTACATTAAAGAAAGACATTGACTCACAAAAGAAAGCTATAATTAAAAGTGAATCTTTAAAGAGAGTATTAAAAATAACAGGACGAACTCAAAAAAGTATACAGCCTAATATAGATGAGTACATGGCTGCTCCTAGAAATCAATTTTCTTTTATACTTAATCTTTTAATGGACGTTAATGACTCTGCTACAGGGTTAGACGATCAAGGCGCTTACCAAGACTTTACAGTACATAAAAATTTACATAAGTTTTTAAGAGATGTACAAAAAGCAGAAGAAAGACCAGAAGATAAAACTCTTACTAAAGACGAGCTAGTAGATTTAATACAAGCTCAAATAAGCTTAGAAGGAAAGATGGGGGTTTATGAGTATATAAATTCTGATTTTAGAATAGATGCTCAGATAGCTAATGAGTTTGCTACTTCTCAAAATGCACCGCAAGGAGCATACCCTTCAAAGCAACAAGTAATAGCTATAAGAAATTTAGTACAGTTTATAAAAAGTACTCCTAAAATAAGTGAGGAAAATTTATACTCTCCTTGGGTATATTTAAAATCTCCTGCAGGTACAGGGAAAACTAAAGTTATATTACCTTGGATGTTAAGCACTTCAGGAATAGGACTAGAAGATGTACTAGCTATTGGTCATAATGATCATTCATCAGAAACACTTGCTTCAGCATTAGGTAAAGAAAAGCCTTTTACTATACCTATGTTTTTAGATGTAGCAACTAACAATGGAGTAAGTGACGATATTAAATTACTAATAATAGATGAGGTTGCAGGTATAGATGATATAACACTAGAAAATTTAGGCCAGGCTGTTGCTAAAATAAACTCAGAAAGATCTAAAGATAATATACTTAAAGTTGTAGTAACTGGAGATCCTAATCAAATTACAGCTGATTATAGTGGGCAGTATGCTCCTATTGATGCGGTGACAGTAGAAATTGTTACACCTATCTCGACAGTGTATAGAACAGATGTTGCTGCAATAACAAACTTTCAAGATTTATTTAGAGGTAAAACGCACGATGTTGCTGCTAATAAGATAGATGTTAAAATGAATGCTACTAACCCTTACGGAGTTAGAAAAACAGATGAAGTAATTGGAGTTTGGGGTACAAATACTAGTGAGCATAAATTAAAAGAAAATATAATACGACGTCTTAGAGAAACTACAGCAGAAGATAAAAAGACAAGAGCTATAATAACTTTACCTGAAAGCATACAGCATTATCAAAAGTTGTTAAAAGAAGCAATGATAGAAGGAGTTGAAGTACTAGAAGTAACAGAAGCTCAAGGTAGGAGTATATCTGAAGTGTATGTAGATTTACCTAAAGATCCAAAATACTTTAAAGATAATAGATCTTATAATAGAGCAATTTATACTGCCTCTTCTAGAGCAGAGAGATTCTTGATGATAGGTAATCTAGATATAAAGAATCATGCTGATCTTAATTTAGGGTTAGCTAGTGGAAGAACTAGTGAGCAGTTAATAGAAAGAGGTAAAGAATATTTAACAGAAGTAC